TCTGGTTCTTCTGGTGGATATTCACACGAACCGTCATCCTCGTTGGCCTCGTCGTCATAGTTCTCAGCATCTGGGTCTGTGCAACCTTCGTGTCGAGGCTCGCAAGAACCATCGTCATCTGTGGCCTCTGAATCATAGTTCATGGCCGCTGGATTGGTGCAACCATAGATTGGTTCTGGAGACCAATAGCACGAGTCATCATCATCTGTGGCGTATGGGTCATAATTGTCAGCATCAGAAGCGGTGCATCCCCAAACAATATCCCACGATGGGTCATAATAGTCGTCATCATCCTCGTCAGAGTCGTCGCCCATGAAGTCGGTGATTCCAAGCATCTCAGCACCCCCTCCGCCCAAGAGAATGGCTATGATGGGCAAGACTGTCATCAAGAGTGCTTTGGCCTTCACAGCCTGTTCATTGGCCTTGTCCAGAATGCCCATCGTTTGTTTGTTCGATTCATTCAACATTCCATCATCCAGAAGGTCTGCCATCACATCTGATTTATCTCGCCCCGTCGCTTCTGCCAGAAGTTCTGCCTTCTCGCTGAGTTCTGCTAAATCCACATCGCTGTCGCCCATGTATTGACTTCAATATGTCGGCGGGTTAAATCGGTGTTGGAATTGGGAACAAAAGCATTGAGATTGAGATACATTGATAAGGGTGGATGCACACGGAAGGATATGAGCCGACACGGAACATTCACCTTCAACGAAGGATGCACATACAAAGCGACCTCCATCTGTGATTCAGAATGCCATTGGTATTTCACTATCACACGCAGAACTGCCTCCAGCATCTGGACAGTTATTGACGGTGTTGAAGTTCGCAGAAGCGTTAAGTCATTCACCTGTGGACACACCACAGAGGAATACTTCATGCCCTTTGGAACATACTCAATGGCCGCATCTGTTGGCGCATCTGATGACTTCTCACACGAGTTCTGATTCAAGCACCAAAGGTTCGCATGGTTGGCAGACCGCCACCCTCGTCGTGCATGTCGAGTGCGAGCGTAGCGTATAGCAAGGCGTGGAATGCGTGGTCATCACCATCTCTGCCATACTTGGTCAGAGCCTGTGAGCGTCGTTGACGGCCAGACTTCATGTCATCCTCGACAGAACTGTTCAGAGCGCACCACTCGTGCAAAACCCACTCCAATTCCCTGCCCTTGAACGGCAGTTTGAACTCTTTGTTCTTGATGGCCTCCAGAGTCTTTTCGACATAGGTTGTCCTGTCCACCACAGCCATGTTGATGATGTTCCTGTTGTTGTCCCTGCGCTTGAACTCATACGGTGTCATAGGGCGGCTGGAATAGTAGCAAGAAGCAATCCTGTCGCCAAACTCACGCATCAGTTCCTTGACCTGTCTCGCACCATATCCAATATCACAGACGACCTTTGTTGAATTGTATCTCAGAATCAAATCCTTGATGATGCCGACTTCATCCATGTCATCGTCGCCTCTGGACTCAACCCGTATCGCATTCAATATCGTCTTGCCATCAGAACTGAGAATCACGATTGTCGTTGTCATTCCCCAATCAATTCCCATGACGGAGGATTCTGGAATCGCCAGAGATGTGGTTGGAGACATATCGGCATCAATACAGGCCAGAGCAACATCGAGTGTGAGTGGTTTCGCTGAACCAGCAAAGAACTCGCCCATCACTTCATTCTGGAATCTGCGTGGAGTGTATGTTCCTCGCTTCTGGATTATGTCGTCTGCTGAGACATCTGGGTGCATGACTTGGGTGATGTGATACCCAATGATGTTCTGAACCTGTGTAGCGTGTCCAGACTGATGAATCCATTGTTCACCCTCCATGTCCCACTCGCCTTTGGTGCTGGACTCCCAGAGCCTCCAGAACTCAGAACCTTGCTCACGAGCAGTTCCAGAAACCAGCACGACCTTGTAGTCAGATTGAGTGAGCATCTCAATCAACATCGGCAGAACATCTGGGTCTGAGTCTTGATATTCATCAATGCAACACATATCGGCGGCAATACCCAGCAATCCATGTGCATCTCCCCAATTTGAGTAAGCATAGAAGTGGTTCAGAGATTTAGCACCGACATCGAATGTCTGATGACTCACAGATGTCTTGATTCGTTGCTTTAGAAGGCATCCATTGTTGACGGATGACATCATCGCCCCATTGAACCGTTCCTCAACGAATCTGGACACCTGTGGCTGTCTGGGGGCGGTATAGACGGCATTGAAGTATGGAATGTTCAGCAAGCCATACAGAAGGAGGTTGCAGATGGTCTCAGTCTTTTCGACCTTGCGTGAGCATTTCAGCACGATAATTTTGGTTGTATCGTTTTTCTGTAAAGCCCCAAAGTGCCGATAAACCTCAGTCAGATATGGCCTCTGGTGAAGCAAGAATGGCTTGCCTTCGATGGTTCTGAAATACTGCGCCCAGCGGTCTGGATAGAGAGCAATCTCTCTGGCCTGTTCTCTGGTGAGTGCTTGACCCCCTCCATCCGACATGGACAGAGGGAGTCGCCCCTAATGCTTGAATCTGGCGGTCTCAGATAGCCTCGACGATGCTGAATTGGTCAGCGTAGTCGTTTGCCGCTTGACGGCTCTTGAAGGTGCAGATGACCTCTCCAGACGCTCTGTCCTTGACAGCATAGTTTCCTTCGTCATCCATAGCGATAAGAACCTCAAGAGTCTTGGCTGAGATTTTATCGTTGATGATGTCAGCGGTTGCTGTGCTGTATGGGAGTTTGTAGTGTCCAGCACAGATTTTGCCGTAGCCGTGTGCGGTGGACTCATAGGTTGAGAGTTCCTTGCGGCAGTAGCAACATCGGCCAAGTTTAGCACCCATCTCTGAGACAACCTTGATTGGATTAGCCTTGAACTCATCCATCATGGTCTTGACCTCAGCAGATACCGCTGGAGTGTGATTCCAAGCGTTTGTGGCTTTGGTGATGTGTCCAAAGGAGTATTGACGACCAACACGGCGAAGGTCGCTCTTGGACAGTCCTGTCATGTCAGCATCGTGGACATAGAGAACATCGTTGGTCTCAGCCTTGCGACGGTTGGAACGGACAACGACTTCTGTGCCATCGTCAGCCAGAAGGTGAACTTTGGTCTGGGTCAGAGTCTCGCCAGCCGCATCGAACATTTCAATGACAGCCTCAAAGCCTGTGATTGCATCAGCATCGTCAACAGGAGTGTGGAGGATGCGAAGGCGTTCTGCTTCTGCTTCACGAGCAACACGAGCCGCATCACGAGCCGCCATGCGGTCAGCGTGAGTGGACTTCAAATCACGAGCCTCAGCAAGAAGTCGCTTGAAGTGAGGCATCTGACCACCTGTCAAGAATCCACGCTTCTGGTGGAATCGGCACAGGGACTGAACAAAGTTCTGGTCTCGTGCTGGCAGGTATTTGCGAAGGTTATTCATCTCAACGACTTCTGCTTCACTCACAGATGAGGATGAAGTGCTGGTGTCTGAAACTGTGGTGAATGATTTGCCTTCTGCTTTGACACCTGTGGTGCTGGTGTCTGTGCAATATCGGTCAACAAAGATGCGAACCCACTTCATCTGGGGTGTGGATAAATCCCACTTTGCACCTTTTGAACATAGGTCGCCCACGAACTTTTTGTCTCGTGCAGACGCTGTGTCCTTCACTTCGGTCAGTTTTTCTATCAATTCTGTCTGGTCTGTATCTCTCGCCATGTTATCTGCCAGCAAGTCTCCATATATCAATACATCGGTGTATCAATGTTGCAGAATCTGATTAGGATGAAGGCGGTGTCTGGCTGAAAATACCCGATTCGATGTTGAGCCGAATGGAAGTGATAGGGCAAAAGAGTAGCAACAACGCATCTCTTTACCAGACACCAACCTCCAAGAGATTGATTGGCCGACAGTATATGAAGAATCACTCAGATTTCCAATCACGCTTGCGTTCAGCCATAGCCGCTTCACGCTCTGCTCGTGCTTGTTCTCTGCGTATGTCCTCTGCTCGACGCTTGACGGTCTTGTTGAGTCGTGCTTGTCCATGAAGAACTGCTTTGTCAACGACTTTCAGAATCAGAGGGTCATCTGGAGACTTGATGTGAACTGACCATTGGAATCCTCTGCGAAACAGGGAGACATCTTCGACGGTTGCATCTGGATGAGAAGCCATCAGTTCTGGTTTCAGTTCTTGGAATGCAGACTCTTTCACCCAAATGGATGCACAGTCTTTGATTGAGCCATAGATAGCGGCTACAATCTGGTTTGGTTCATTCATGAATCTGGCAACGGTGTATTTGATTGACCCCGCTGTCATATCTTCGCATTCAAGACCATGAGCCTCCAATTCCTTCTGGATTCGGTCTCTGGTCATTCTCTTCAATTCTCTTTTGCCAATGGCAGGTCGCTTTCTGGGCATGTGTCAAGCGAGTATCAATCTCATATATCACTCTTTGCGTTCCCTCAATACATAGGATTCTGACCAAACTCCGTTGTTCAATGCTTTACAGCACACCATACATGACGACTCTGGGGCGATTTTTCTGGTTCTGAATATGACCTTGCTACAATTGGGGCATTCATACTGCCAGAGCCGACCTTTGCCACGCTCGATGCGTTCAATCTGCCGCACGAACTTGGCTCTGTGATACTTGTATTCTGGATATTCCTCCCACGATTCCTCCAGAGATGTGAACATCTGCCCATGACCTTCTTCTGAACCCAAGACGATGTGCAAGAGTTCGTGATGGATGAGTCCCTTGAGCAGAATGGCATAGCCCTCGTCATAGTAGTCGAAGGCATAACGGTTGATGCTGATGGTGAAGTCGTCGTCTGTGAATCTGACCTGTGCCAGAGTTCTGACTGTGCCATCTCTGAGATACCTCCAGCGAAGCCAAGAAGTTCCAGAGGGCAATCCTCCCAGAGTATCTGGTCGCTCTGCTCTGAGTTCACGATAGAACTGTCTGGCAAGAAGTAAATGCTCAACGCTCAATGGATTGGTCAGACTTTTGACCATTCCTCACCCTCGATGGCGGCGATGAATATCATCTCGTCTGCTCTGAAAACTCTGAATATCTGTTGGGGATTTGCCATCATGAGAATCATGAGTTTGTCTCCAACCGCAGATGGTGATGAACTCGCTGGGAGTTCCCACATTTTCTGGTTTCGACCATTGATTTGCATGACTTTTTCTGTTTCATCCACAGGAGTTTCATCTTCTGACATGGTTTGCCCTATCAGTCCCACCGTTATCAAATCAACCAAACTTTTCGTGGAGTTCGTTAATGTCAAAGGACACATCTCCATCCAGAGTTCTCTGAGCAATCTCCAGAATCCAATTCTGACAGATGGGAATGTTTGTTCGTGCTGTCGGAGTGAAGTCCAACCAATTATCGGGTTCAATATCTGGTCTGAGGCAATATGCAAATTGTCCATCGGTTTTGGATTCTTTGCTGATTGCCATCAACCCTTGATTGAAACTTGTCTCGACCATGAACTTGGTTTCGCACCACGCTTGCTTGAACTCTTCTGGATATTCTTGGAATGCCATGAGTGGGATGGCGTTGAGAGCGTGTGAATTGAGGCTCTTATGTGGCCTGTGGAATTGCCCAGCGGTTGCATCCAGAATCCATCCGTCTGCGATACAGATGACATGGCCGTCATAACCTGTGCCTTGAACCTCTTGCTCGTGGTATATTGCCAGAGTGTATGGGTCAATCTGCTTGATTGGTTTGCCTTTGCTGGACTTTCGCTGTGGATGGCGTGTGTTTTTCTTCTTTTTCTTGAGGTTGTCGTTATGATTTTCGATTCTGATGTGGTCGCCTTTCTTGTATCTCAAGAAGTCGTGATTCCATCCATACACATCACATGCTTGAGCGTATGCTGGAACTCCCAGAATCTCAAGCGCACCAGCCATCGCCTCTGACATCTGATAACAACAGTCTGGGAATATGGATTGTTGAATCAGACGAGCCGCATTCATGACGACCTCAATCCGCTGGTCGAGATGGGGCATTCGGATATATTCAATGTCGGTCATGTTCTTGCCACGATGTGCAAGTATATCAATGGATAGGTTCTCTCAATGTCATTCTTCTTCTTGAGATAGCGCATGACATCGCTTGCAGAATAACACACCCTCCATCGCTGGTCGGCACTTGAGTGGTGTCTTGCACTTGAATCGCTTGCCCTCATAGGACATCACCGTCAGAGATATTGCATTGACAGGTTCATCTGGGTCGTGGTCATAAATCCACTTGTCAATCGGTTCGTCTGGATTCAGAACCAGAACTCCTTGAGTTTCAATGTTGCAGTTCCCACGATGCAAATCCAGAATCGCTTCAACAACAGCGACTTGGGCTTGAGTCAAATCTCCATCCATCTCAGCCAGAAGTGTTCCAGATTGATAATTGACAGAAACGATTTTGTCTCCAGATTGGCAGATGACAATTATCGAGTCCAATATCTGGTCAGTCTTGAATGTCATTCTCCAAATCACTCCCACTCGATGTTGGCGGTGAATGTTTCAGTTCCATCAGCGGCGGTGAAAACAATTGTCAGTCCTTTCATGAACATGACTCCTTCAAATGTTTGCTGGATTGGTTGACCAAATGCGGCCACCAATTTATACACGAGATTCGATGATGCGATGTCAGCAACCTCAGCACAGTCATGAATCTCAACCTGTGTCAATCCACCAGCGATGATGAATCCGTTGAGCATAGCAAGTGTCGGTGCTATCACCAGACTTGTTGTTCCTGTTCCAGAGGCGTGAGTTATCTGACTCATACAACATCGTTGCGATTCGGGGGTTATATCGGTGTTGGTTGCTCAGATGCGTTGCCACTTCAATGCAAACTTGGTCAAAACAGCGACAGCCTCTTGCTGTGTTTTAGACTGAGCGAGACCATCCAGAGTGCGCTTCTCAGCCCACATTCGATGCTCACCATCACAGTATCTGAATCCGTCTTTGAGGTCTTGCTTGAGGCAATCTGGGTGTTGGCAATCTGAGCGCATATCCTCGACTCAAGAATGTCGAATACAAGAAAGTTATGGTGTCCAGCCCAAGAATATGTGGCTCGCCATCCAGAGATTGAATGCGAATGAGCAATACAGAATTGTCCTCAATCTGCGGTTTGCTTTCACATGTCGCATAACAATGTCCCAGAGGTCGTCGTTGCCTCTGACCAGATTCTGACGGGTTGTCGGTGGATTGTCCATGAGTTCTGGCGATGTTCCCACAGTTAAGAACCTAATCTCCCACCTGTGGATTTCAATGGGTTTTTCGATGGGGCAGACAGTATTGATGTATCAAAGAATTGAGCAGGGAATTGAGAGGTGCTGGAATTGCACCCAGAAAAGAAACGAATTGATTCTGGGGGTGTTTAGACGCTCAGAAACGGGTTGCTGGAGTTATCCCCCTAAAGGGGGATAGTGAAATGAATCAAACGAACCCCCTATCCAGAGGACACATACCCCAATATACGCAGTATGTCTTTTCTGTATTCTAACATGTGTGTGTCCCATACCCCTCCTTTGTTTGTTTAATTATTTGTTAAGAACATAAGTAGTATGATATTGAAAGGGTTTAAGTGTGTGAACTTCGTGGAGAGATGGAACGGGACTATTGATATTCAGAAAAACATAGTGATTTTCCACCATAATTTTTGAGGCCATAGTGCAACGAGATTCAGAAAATAGATGGTATTGGGCTGAATAGGGGGAGGGGTCTGGTCTGCTCTGGGCAGTTCCTTTGCTCTGGGTGCTGGAATGAGATGTTCATCCCCCCTGCCCTGTTCACTATCGTCTGGAATAATTCTCTGGCTCTGGACACACCCACGCCGTCATCTGAGAGAAGCAAGGCTTGACCCCCGCCCGTCATGTCGGCCATCAATTCTGGATGACTCTCAGACACTTGCATCGAGACCTGCCCAGAACTCTGAGCGAGCAATCCATACCCAGCCTAAGCCGAGCATCAATCATCAGCATCTCCAGCATCTGGGCTGGGCATCTGGTGGGCGGTCATCCCGCCTCATCAACATCGAGACTCCACCCCCGCATGGGGGGCAGAGCCTCTGGAACTCCGACCTGTCTGGTCAGACTCAAACATCACGAGTGATGATGATTTTGCCAGCGGTTGCTTTGGTGGTGGTGTGGCGAATCTCATCCATGAATGCCTTTGCATTAGCACCAGACTGAGGACTCCACTTGACACCGTTGTTGGTGTAGTGGTCAGCGATTGCTTCTGCGTCAGCACCAGCGGCTGTCATTTGAAGTCCTTGAATGAAGGTTTCAATGAAAGCACCGTTCTGAGGGCATCCACGCATAGCACCAATTTGCTTGACAAGGTTTGTCCATGAGACACCAGAGTGTTGAGGTTGCATGGTTGTTTCACCAATCTCTGTGATTCCTGTTGAGTCAACAGTAGCACCTGTGAGGTTGTTGGTGATGGTGATGTCCCAGCCGTTGACTGAGTTCTCTCCGTTGGTCTTGCGAACTACACTTGGGTCTGCTTCTGGGATAAGAGCAGGTGTCTTGGTTGTCTTGTTTCCTTTGACAAGGCTGTTGACGATGTTCGCCAATGGGACTCCCTCAAACCCAGCGGCTGGGTTAAGAGTTCCTGTCTCTGTGTCAAGGACAAGGGTGTTCACGGTGCGGGCTTCTGGGCTGACTGTATCTTGGGTCATGCCTCTCCATTAGTGGTGTCCTATATCAATGCGTCGGTTCTATCAATACCTTTCAATCTGATTCTTTTTGTTCTTCATCTGGTTCAGAATCGTCTGACTGAGCAGAAGGTTGGGTATCGGCTTCAATATCCAGAGTCCTCATCTCGTCTTGAATCACACTTCTGAATTGTTCCATCGGGTCATAGCCGACATTGACCACGACTTGAGGTGCGGCTTCTTGCGCCCCTGTGAACTTATCCAGCGATTCCTGTGCTTTGATTAGTCCACCAACCATGAATGAGACTGAATTGAGTTTGCTCACAGAGTCAGCCTGTTGATGTGCCGATTCAATCACGGCCTCCAACCTGCTCATCGCTCGCCGCCTTCTGGAGTATGAATCCAATCTCTGATGTTCAATGTCATCCATCTCAGCCTTAGCGACAACCATGTATCGAATGTCCTCAGCAACGATGCTGGCCTGTCGAATAAGAGACCGCCACTCAGAGGGCGAGGCACGAGAGTTAAACAGGCTATTCTCAACCAATTTCATCTGGACTTCTTTCTCTGAATATCCACGAGTCAACAGACCTGCAACGAATCTGACCAGAGCCTCATCATACTTGCTTGGCAACAGTTTGTCAATATCGTCAACACTCTCAATCTCATCGTCGGACATATCTGGTTCTTTCTCTATGTGGTTATTCACACTTTCGGAGTATTGAGATGCCGAATCAGACGACCTGTTTGACCACTTTGAATGTGCTTAATCCTGTGGATGAATGAGTAGTTCTGCTCAGAGATTTAGCCCTCACATACTCGCCCAGAATGTTGGAGACACGACCAATTGGCTGACGCTTTGTTCTGTTCCTCTTAGGCCAATGTCGCTCTTGCATATCGGTCAGAAACTTCTCCAGAATGAACTGATGCCCAACCTCATATCCACAGAGAACCTCGTGAATCTGTCGTCGGCATTCAAGGTTGCGAGTCATACATTGTCATCTCTTGAATCAAGCACTCGATACCCTCCTTCAATCATGAACTCTGAATCAATCAAAGCAGACCTCAGAGGTTGAAGAATTGAAGCGATGATTGGCTTGGATGCACCATCCAGAATCGTTTTGATTTGAGCCAGATAACTCCCAGCAATATCCATCTCAGTCTGAGCGTTGGCGTGAAGGTTATCCCCATACTCTGGTGATGATGCCAGACAGCCAAGAATCTCAACCATCTCCATCTCAGCCTTGTCCAATTGCTCTTGATGATATTCCTCAACGAGATGTTCCATGTGGGCTTGTTCCTGTTGCCAGAGTTCATACTCTGCTGGGTCGTCGGTTATCATAGAAGGACAGTCAACGCCCACCTATTTGAAGTCATGAAAGTGGATTGTCCACGCCTCTTGCACCCAGAGTCCAGCGGAGAGTCTTGACAACGCCCTGCAACGCCTTGAAGTTCCTTGCGTGATACATGAACTCTCTCGACTTCATTCGATGCTTATGCTTCTGGACTCCCATCTCGTGAATGTGTAGTTTGGCTTCTGCCTTGTCCAGCATCTGTTCAATCTCATCCCATGAGCGATTGTATGCGAAGGTCTCTGATTCGTGCATCTCTGCCATATTTGCTCTGCGACAGTTCCACCTATTTGAGTCCTTTTCGCTTTCTTTCATCTGCCTTATGTTTCAGATAGCAATTGCCGCAGACTTTGGCATAAAGCATTCTGGAGTTCATCAGAGTTATCTCCAACCTGCACACCTTACACAGACGGATTCCTGTATCTGGATGATATTCGGTATTCTCATCTGGAGGGTCGTGAGTCGTCATGGATTTTGAAACCACAGCCACACTTATTTGAACCTTTATTGAACTCAATATCAGAGCAAGAATCTGAAAGCCCTGTTAATGTTGCCAATGATGAACCAGCGATTTACACCATCACCCAATGGGTCAGTCATGTATGTGCATTGAACTGACTTTCCGCTGAATATCTGAATTGCTTGAGTCTCTGATTCTCCTGTCTCTTCATCCATATAGGAGAACATATCATTCCCAGCGTCTATAATCGCCCTGTCATTTGAATACATGGTGATTGTCAAGTCGTGGGTTGTCGTGGTTGGTGGAGTCAAAGTGATTGGATTTTCAAAGTCGCCACCGTCAATCAGAATGGCACGATTCATCCCTGCTGGAATTGTCCCGCCACCTATGATTGTCCCAGATGTTGGGGGTTTCAATTGACCGCCTCCACCGCCTCCGCCACCGCCTCCAGCAACGCTGACAACCGCTGTGTTGGATGATACATCTGCAACAGAAAAAGAGGCATCGAATATCAGTTTTGTTTTGTTGCTGTTGCCGACCTGTCCGTTGGCATCACCGATGAACATTCCCAGCGCACCATAAATGTCAACAAACTGCAAAGCATCCTCCGTGAAGTTCACGGCTGGAACTCTGCCAGCCATTCCAGAATATGATGCTGGAGTGTCTGTCAAGCCAATGAAGTCTCCAGAGCCACCGCCACCTCCACCACCTGTGGCTGTGAGGGTTGAACCAGATAATGACAATCCAGACCCAACAGTCAATGCGCCCAAGTCGCCATTCGCATTTGCATGGATGATGGCATTGGTGGCATTTGACTGACGGATTGTCCCATTCACATCAAGTGCTTGGGCTGGGTCAGTCGCCCCTTTCAGAATCCCAACCTTGCCGTCTGTTTTGAGTCTCAGTTTGGTGTCAGAAGCCGCAACATTCGTGTCGAGTGGAGTTCCAAACGAGATGTCCAATTGTTCTCCATCTCGCTGACCAATCTGCCATCTCTGGGTTGACCAATCTGCGCCATCAAGAGGGGCTGTGTTGTCATTGTCCAGATGGATTCCACCATACTTTGAGATTCCAACATTCCCGTTGTTTGTCTGGAATCTGGCCGCATAAGCACCATCTCCAATGTTGTCATAAGTTCCAGAAGAACCCCCGCCCGCTTGGTATTGACTTGTCTTGACATGGAGTGTGTTTGTTGGCAACGCTGATGCTGTGAATCCATTCCCAATGCCGACCCTGCAAGGGTCAACCTGTGCGTCAATGAATATCCTCGTGGGCTGGTCAGCACCAGAGTCATCAGTCTTGATTTCAAGGTCATCGTTGTATGCGTAAAACGCCCCACCATCCATTTGTATTGGCCTGTTGAAATAGAAGTATGCCCTGTCTGTATAGAAGTGGCAGAATGAACCGTTCTGTGCGCCAAGTCTCAGATAACCAGACTCCGTGTTTATTCTCAGAATTGCATCATTCCCACCAGCCCTGTCAGCACTCAATTGCACCTCTGCTGAGTTCGTTGGATTTGAATACAGATACGGTGCTTCTGGCAGAATTGATGGCACACCTCTTGGCCGCTTGAATACTGTGTTGGTGGTTATTGATGTCCCGATTGTCTTGCTGATTGTCAGAGTGTTGCCGCTGATTGCTGTTATGATAATGCCCTTGTTTGGCTGTGCCGATGACCCGCCAGAATCAACAATCGGGTCAACAGTCGTGGAGATTTTATCGCCCAGATTGAAGAATGAACCGTCTGGAACTGAAACTTGATTCGACCCGCTGGTGAATGTCGTTGGAACTGCCACCAAGTCCTCTGGAACTTGACCAAGTGATGTCTCACCTGTCAGAACCAGAGTCGGTTCTGCTTCAACCGCCGCAACCGCTTCTGCATCTGTGTAGCCAGCACCTGCCGCTGACCATTGAGTGTTGTAGTCTGTCCCATCTATTTTGCTCAGAACCTGCCCTGCTGACCCGCCTGTTGGCACTCCTTGACCATTAGTCCCGTTTGTCCCATCAGTCCCGTCTGTGCCGTCTGTGCCGTCAGCACCATCGTTGCCTTGAATCCCTTGAATGCCTTGAATCCCCTGCGCCCCTTGAGGGATTCCAAAGTTCAGAACTGCCGCTGATGATGTTCCAACATTTGCCACCGTCGCTGGTGTCCCTGCCGCCCCTGTGGAGACTGAGCCGACAGCGATTGTTGCCGCTGAACCGTCTGTCCCATCTGTGCCGTCTGTTCCATCAGTTCCATCAGTTCCATCTGTCCCTGCCGTTCCTTGAATGCCCTGTATTCCTTGAATCCCTTGAATGCCCTGTGCGCCCTGTGGAATGCCAAAGTCAAGCACAGACGCTGATGCTGACCCTGTGTTGGCAACCGTCGCAGATGCACCCGCCGCCAGCGTCGAGGTTGTCCCAATAGCGACTGTGGCCGATGTTCCATCAGCACCTGCTGAACCTGTTGAACCCGCTGAACCTCTGGGCAGAACCAGATTCAGTTTGTTGTCTGTGATTGATGCCGCCGCTTGTCCACCAGCCGCTGTTGTTGAAACTGTCCCGATTGTCAAATCAGAACCAGAACCAGAATCAGAAGAAGTCGTGGTTGTCGTCGTTATCGTTGTTGGTTGTATTGAGCCGAATATCCGAGTGTCCTTCAATTCATCTGGAACATCGCCCAGAACTTTTGGAATACCGCCAGACAAGTCTTGCACCAATCTGGTCAATTGAGCAAAGTTCATGCTCTGGCGAATCTTGTTGGCAGACTCTGGAAAATTGGTTTTGATGTATGCTTTGATGTCATCCTCACGCTTGCCCATGCCGATTATGGGGTGCTTTGAGGTTTAAGTCAATTAAGGAACATAAACATTGATGGAACATATACATTGATATACTTCAATGCTGTCTGCGCTGGGTCATCGGACTCCCCAGACCTCCCAGAGTTCACCTGTGGTGTTGCTCTGGAATCGGAGATAAGGAACTGAATCGTCAATCTCCATTTTCTTGCGTGGAGATATTAGTTTGAATATGAACTCGATTGGGTCTGGACAACCTGCGCCTTTCATCTGATATTGCTCACCAGACCTGCTGGTGATTGTCCAATCATCGCCAGACTCAACCATGCTGGTTATCACCTGCATTGACTTGTTGTAGCCCTTCAATTCTGTTTGACCAGATTCGGTTTTGTTGACCCAGACAATCATCTCAATCACTCCCAATCTGATGAGAAGTTCTCTCCAAATGGAGTGTCGCTTTTGTTCCATTCAACCTCTGCATTGGCAAAGTCAATATCAATCTCAACGACGACATCTGCTGGGTCTTTTTCAGCCAGATGAATCCACATGGCCTCAATCATCTGGAGTGGATTGTATTGGCATCCAGCACCGATTCTGACCCTGCCAGAGCCATCGTGTTGGTTAATCTCAAAGTCCCAATGGAGTGGATGGATTTTCACCTTCACATCTGGCTTCTTGCTTGGAGACCAATCCTTCTGGTCGCTCTCCCTTTCATAGCCCCATAATTCCATCCCTTTTTTGCCAGCGACTATCCAATAAAGAACAGGCACTTGAATCTCGATTTCATCCCCCATGATAATCCCACTATGCGTTGGGGGTATTCACAGTTTCTGATGGATTGAGTTTGGCTCTGCATCTGGCGCAGACCGATGTTCCAACGCCTCCGTTGGTCTGGTTCTGAATCAGAGATAGGACTTCATCAACCCACTCGCCGTCATGCACGATTGCATTGTCTGTGGAACGCCCACAGAGCGTCTTAGGGCTGACACCAGCCATGATGTGCATTCTGCCTGTATTGCCGCTTTGACCCACACTCACGAGCGTGAGGGAATCACGGCTGTCCATTTTCCCTGCTCAACCACCTGTTGAACATTGATAGCAATCGGGTTGGCCTTGCGCTTCTTGCATTCATCATAAGCGGCTCTGAGAGCCTCGCCAATGTTGCCTTCGCTCGTCAAATCTATACAGCCGTCTGCACCCATGTCCACACGGACTCTGAACATTCTTGTCATAGCCCCAGAGGGGGCATCCCACCCTTATCAAAGGGCGGGGATTGCCAGATGGTGGGCTTCAATACCAGCGAGTCAAGTAGTGGCTGGAGAGTAGTGAAGCCATGTTCATCAGAGAGGACATGTCAACACGAGTGCTTGGGTCTTTGGAGTAGCGAGCAATCTGTGAGATGTAGCCGTTGACTCTGAGAGTGCAATTGCTGTCGTAGTTCTTTGAGCCTGTCTTGGTTTGTCCAAGCACGACTTTTGTTCCAAACACATGAATCATAGCCCAGCCGTTGCGAACAAGTTTGTTTGCATCATGAGCGTCAATGTCAACGCCCAATACGGGTTGGCTGGTCGTCAAGAATGCGTTGTGATACAAACCTGCGAGGTGGTGCTTTCGTGCGGCGGTCTTTTTCTGGGATGGGGTTCGGTTGTCCATGTCTTGCCGTAGTGGTGGGGGTATATCAATGCTTCTGCAATCTGACTCGTTTTGTTCTTGTTTCCAGATGTGGGATTTTGAGACATGTCATTCGGATTCGGTATTGGTCTCAATACGCATACTGCGACGGTCTTGAACTCTGGATTGAACCAGATGCGTTTCACCAGATGCTTCAATACCCACTTGTTCACCAGATTGAATACCCGCCTTTTCAGATGAGAATAATATGTTTGGATTGACGGGATTCTCATTGACCTTATTGGTCATCGCTGAGATTCTCTGGTGGCTTCTGGTCGGCAAATATGTCATAAGATGGTGGCGAAAGCGCAACCAACCAAAGCCCAAGTGGAATCCACATCAATGGGATTGAGGCTTCTGAAACACGAATATCGGTTCAAACTTTTTCTTGCCTGTGAGCAATCCAGAGAGCGTCATCTGATAGGTCTTGACATACTCAAACCCAGCCTCTTTGCATAGGGCAACGACATCATTCTCAAGGTCTGGATAGGTCTTGACATTGGCTACATTGATGATGAAATATCCACCCTCTTTGACCCAGCGATAGTTCCTCTGAATCATCGGCTTCAAGAATCCATCCCGCCACTTGGCTTTGGTGTTGAACTTGACAAACGATTGATTCTCATCATAGGCATATTCCTCTGTGTCAAAATATGGTGGCGAGGTGAATGACAAGTCGAATGAGTTCTCTTCAAGTTCCAGAATCTCAAACGGCTTCTGGTGGAGAGTGATGTCTTTCGATATTGACTTCAATAAGTGGGCTTTCATGTCCTCCAGAGCGTTGAATGTTTTTTCGCATGGGTCAGTTCCAACATAGGACTTGACCGACTTGGATGCAACCGCCCCAAACAATCTGCCTCCATATCCAGATGAAGAATCCAGAACTTTGCCATCGCCAGAATAATTGTCATAGATGTATTTGGCAATCGTTGGTTTGAAGTTCGATACTCGATGAGTTCCAGATGTCCACGAGAGTGCTTTACGCATCCCAGCCTCGCTCATGTTGTCTCCATACTTGAGCCGCTTCTTGATGGCCTTCTTGAGCATTTCATCGTCATTGAAGCACTCCATTGGAGTCTTGTAGTTCTTGCATTTGGTGTCCCAGATGTGAGGCATGAATGAATTGGCATAATCCAACCCAAGCATGAACTGTCTGAGTATTGAGTCCTCAACCAGCAGTTCAGTAGTGTCGAACTTGAGCATGTTCTTGATGACTCGTTGCCTCTGAACTTTGGTCATGTCCCAATGTGGGAATCCATACTTTCTGAAATGATTGAACAAGTCCTGTTCATACTGAATCATCTGTTGCTCGTTAAACGCTCTCCAGACCTTCTTATTGACGAACAAACGCTTCTGGTGGGTCTCAAGACCATCTGGGTCAAAGAAGCCCAGCCAAGAGCCTTTATTGACGCTGATTCTATTCGTCATTATCTGGCAACCCATTGATTTCAATGTCTGCTCTGATGAGTGCTTCAACAGCACGACCAGCGGCAACGCCGTTTGCTCGCCATGCTTTGATGTATTCAACACAGTCCTCTGGCAGATTGACGGTGATTTGCTTGAGGTTGCTCTTGGGCTTCTTGACGACTCCCACAGCGTTCTCAGCCTCAGCCAATGTCATGTTGGTTTGAAAGCCCATTCTGAATCTGGCAGTTCCATGATGGCTGACACCGTTGCGACTCAGAATCACTTGGTTCACATCATCGAACTCTTGACCAATCTGCTTCATCACGAAGTTCAATTGTTTGGCCGTCTTTCGATAGTTCTCTGGGAGTTCTGGGTCAGCATTGACACGCTCTGCTAATTGAGCAGAATTGAGGGTCTCCCCGTTGGCTTTCGCCAGATTGGTCAGTATTGCTCGCTTCAATTGTTTTGGAATCCTTTTTGCCATGTCTCATCACATCTCATTCGTCGTGTCCCACCGCTTTAACCGTGTTGGTTGGTGTAAGGTGTGGGAATAGAATCGTGTCCTTTGTTGAACAATGTGGACAGGTTGCTTTGGTCTGTTTGTTGTCTGGTCTGGCCTTGATTAGAACTCTGCCGTTGCATGTTGAACATCTGATTTCATCATGATAATGTGGGAAGAATGGACTCGCCAAGTCAATGACTTTCTGGCCTCGTTTGTCTCTGAATGCTGGGATGAACAAATCGGGTATCGAGTCCGATACATCGCCAGATGTGATGTCTCCAGATTGGCAGAGTTCAGAATACAATTTGCTCGCCATCCAGAATCCGAATGCGTTGTTGCGAGATGTATGAATCATGTGAGTCGGCGTGATGTCTCCAACCTCCAAAGCCATGCCTGTTCCATAGTATCGTGGAGGTTTGATTGCATCTGGATTGGAGAGGTTGACAATCGGGGTGTCAGTATCGTGAGTCAACCAATCTCTTGCTCTGGCAGAGATGTGAGATGGTGATGGATGGTCGGTGAGATTCACAGCATCAAAGACTCGTGAGTCTGCACTTATCCATCGGTCTGTCCAGACAATCATGATGTCGCCTCTTTCAACGCCATCCACATTGTTGAATGGGAATGATAGGAGTGCTTTCTGAGCGATTCCTTCACGACAAAGACCGTCTTGGTCAGATGCACCATCTGGCTGGAATATCCGAGCATAAACGGTGTTGGTGTCATCATCAAAACCCATCACTTGAACAACCGTCAGTTTGAGTGTCCTCTCCGTTCCAAAAGTCCATTCTCTGGCATCATACTCAGCCTTGTCGAATATGGTCTGCCAAACAGGGTTTAAGAGCGAATACCAATGTCTGGCTGGGTCATAGCCATTGTCCATGTGTTGTTGCCTCAGAGCCATCTCAGAACAGCCCAGCATGAGCAGAGCCAAACTGTTGGCAGATGACAGATATTCGTGATTTGATGATTGATATTCAATGTGGCTATTGATTTCAAACTCTTGTTCAAACGAGATGCCGTTTGGAGTGGAAGCATGATGTTCCCAATCAAATCCCTGCAACCATTCTGGAGTCGCTGGATTTGCACATTGGTCAACCCAGATTCTGTCGCCATCATAGGTGAAGGCATCCATGTTGTAAATGAATTGATTCGCCTTTGCTCTGACCTCTGGATGCTGACCTTTGGGCATCTCGCCTCTGCCTGTCATCGGCGTGAGGAATAACGCTTGAACCTCTGGTATATGCTCACCAACCATCGTGTATGATGGTGAAGTCTGTTCTGCAATCTCGTTCACTTGACCACCTTCTTGAATGTCAAAGTCGTCTTGGGACTCCTTCGTGGGTTGCGTTTGTTTTGCTTGATATTCGGCCAGATTCCTCTGGGATAATTGGGCTTCTTTGTCATGTCAATTCCTCATGCTTTGTTCTTGACTGTGCGAACCATCTTGCGGATAACAGGCATACAGTCCTTCACCAAGTCAGCGTTGTTGCGGTTGATGACAGCGTTGGAGTAGTATGCGCCTGTGTCCATGCCGTCAATGCCGACTGAGAACAATCCAATGTCCTTTGGTGCGTTGTCAACAACGAACTTCAAGTGGGTGTCGTTGTCCATGTGAGAAGGTGCGGGTCCGGATGGTTGACCGTCAGACAAGACGAACAACATGCGGTTGCCAGAGAACTTGGACAAGCGGTCTAAGCACCACTCGACAGCATAGCCATCACCGTTGCATCCACCAGCGGTTGGTTGGCGGATAGCCGCACGAGTGATGTTGTTCAAAGGTGCTTGCATTTGCTTGCGAACTCTGATTGCTGTGTGTCGGCTGGATGAGAAGTCAACGACCTCACAGCCCCAGCCAAGTTTGTCCATGACTTCTGCGAATACAACCGCCGCACGAGCCGCTGATTCTGCACGAGAGCCGCCCATTGAGCCGCTGGAGTCAATGAGAATCATGACATTTGCTTCTGCTCGCTTTGGCTCATTCTTTCGCATGAACAAGCGGTCATTGGTCTTGTGAAAAGCGATGCGCTTGGAGTCAAGCATTCCACGCTTTAGACCACGCACATGCTTGTTGTTGTTGCCCTTCAAGAGTCTCTTCATCTCGTTGACCATAGTGGTGATTGAGGACTTGTTCTCAGCAACGATGTCCAAGAAGCCTTGAGCCAGAGAGTCTGTATCAATGTCGCCTCTGTCAATGAACTCTTGAGTGGTGTGAGTGATGTGGCATTGGTGGCCGCTTTCATCGCCTTCAAGAGAAGTGTCGAACTCAGCGTCAATGTTGTCGTTGGAGTCTTGGCTTGCATCCACTTCATCAGAGAAGTCCTTCTGCATGTCGAAAGCGTCTTGGCGTTCTGCATCCATCTCTGCTTGGAGTTCAGCCCACATCTCATCCATGTCAATGTCGGATAGGTCTGCGCCCTTTGCACCACCAGCGTTCATCTCGTCTGAGCCAGAGTCAATGTCGCCCAAGTCGTCAGAGGTTGTTCCTTCTGTGGATTCGCCTGTTTCTGATGCGCTGTCAGCCTCTCCTTCGCCCTCGCCTTCGCCAGATGCACCAGAGTCGCCTTCGCCCTCAGAATCGCCCTCAGAGCCATCTCCAGCACCTTCGCCAGAATCGCCCTCGCCAGCACCTTCGCCGTCTGCTTCTTCATCAGACTCGCCAGCACCAGCACCAGATTCCTCAGAGTCGCCCTCTCCTTCGCCCTCAGAGCCTTCGTTTGCATCTCCAGCCTCTGGAGTAGCATCAGACTCTTCTTGCGCTTTAGCGGCCTTCTCAGCGGCTTCTTTGAGTTCCTCGATTTTCTTCTTGAGGTCTTGGAATCTCTGACGGCTGACTTCTTCTGGCTTTGCATTCTTGCTTGCTTGCTTCTGAGCCATCTTCTCAATCTCTTCTGGAGACATGTCGTCGGTCATGATGCCTTCTGCATCTGCACCGTTTGGCATACCGAATGTGTCTTGGTCGTCAGAAGCATCCTCTGGGAAGTGGGTGCGATAGACTTTGAGCATTCTCTTTGCTTGCTTGATGACTTGAGCCGTGTTTGGTTGGCTGATTGCTGTTGCACAGATAGTGCGAACTTCATCCATGTATGCAACGACTTCTGGGACATGTTCAAAGAAGTGTGGTTCGTGAGCGATTGCTTCTGTCATCATAGCGATGATTGCCGCTTGGCGTGGGTTGATTTCATCAACAGTCTTGCCAGCCCATGAATCACGGTGGCGTTGCATGAAGATGCGCTGAGTAGCAAGCAGACGCTTGCCAGAGCCACCAAAGTCTTGGGAGAGCAGGTGGTTGACACGAGCATCCTCAAGAATGTTGGTGAAGTCGTGAAGCATACGGTCAGCGTTGCCACGCTTGATTTCATCGCCAATCTTTTTCCAAGCACCAAAGTCTGTGTATCGGAGATGACCAGCGACTTCGTGAGCGAGGATTGCTTCTTGAGCCATACGGTTGACACGCTCATCCTCGTGAACTTTCAGAGGAATCCAGACAGTCTCGCCGTCAGTAGCCGCACGACCTCTTGGGTCAACGACGACTTTCTTGACAGGTGTTCCAACATTGATAAGTTCACCAGACATGACGGTTGCGACACGGTTTAGGGTTCGCACACGGCTTTTCATCTGGAACTTTCGCTGTGGGTTCTTGACTTCAATTCCCGCATTCGGTGAGTGGCTCATACCCTTCCCAGCACAGCCACCCATATAAGCGTTCCCACTTATCGGCTTGAACAAGTATGATTCTCAATCCATTGAGAAATACCCCCAAAACATGCCCTATCTCTGTTTGAAGAGGTGGGGTGGTATGTTGATACCTAAAATTGATTTGCTTAGAAATGGAACTCAGTCTATCGTTTTTCACCAGACCCTCGCAGAGCCTTTCAATGTCCGTTTTCTGAATGGTGGCTTGTGTTGAGTGTCGGTTCTGAGCGTTGCCGTGTATGCCATAGAGACCTTTGACAACCCCTCCACGACCCATGCCAGAGAGTGAAGTCTCATGGCCTCGCAGATATGTTCTGGATTGCCAGCGTTCCATTCTGCGGTCTGGATGAATGCCAGAGGATGGGATGAAAGTTCCTTGCTCTGATACTGACCAGACAGAATCCCAGAGACTTCATCCTGTCCAAATCGAGTTCGCTCTGGAGGTTCAATCTGTGTGTCAATGAAGTTCGATGGAGTAGTCATCGCCAGATGTTTGGCACTTCGCCATGAGGATGAGTTTTCTGCAATCCACGAGATTTGTTCTGGAGTGTGGTCTGGGCATATTGAGTTCAATAACTGAGTCTTGTCAGATGCGGTTGGTTCTGGAATCTCGTGAACCAATCCAGATTTGCGATAACGCCATCCGACTTCTGATTCATGTTGAGCGATGATTATCATTGGGAATGCTTTCGCCTTGATGACATCATCAAATGTTTTCCATGCTGAGGTTGAGATTGCACCAGCATCCTCGATAATCAAACAACGATTCTGACCAAAGAAGGTTCTGTTTCTGGCCTCGCTGAATGTCTTGTTGAATGTCTTTGCATCACGCTTGGAATCAGCGTGGGATTCAAGAATGTCATATCCAGCCTTCTGAGCATAGGCTCTGGCGACTGTTGACTTGCCAACGCCAGAATCACCCACCAGAATCAAAGGATAGACAGAGGGCGTTCCATAGCCCCAAGAATCAAACCATGATTGCACAGGGGCAAAGTGTCGCTTCGCACCAATCAGTTCAGAGACTGAGAGTTCATCCATGACGCTCGCCATCGAATCTGTCCAGACGGACTTGGCCGTGTGGCATTGAGCGTGGTCGAATTGAATCTGCCATCCCATCAATCATTCTTTCAAGCGTGGCGATTCGTTGTTCAAGTTCTGCGACTCTGAGTTCAAGTTCTTTGGTCATGCTCTGGGGTTCTGAACCCACCCTTATCAAATGCAAGGTGGGCTGGGGGTTTGAGACACAGATAGCCTCGTGCAATACCCCCCAGCCCGTTTGCACGAGACCAGAGAATTGTATTCAGTAGTCAGACAACCTTGCACGAGCCGTTGTCTTGATGAGTTCGGCTTCGTGTGGTTGATAGCGACCAATCATGATATACTCAACGATTTCAGCAACAGACAAATCTGTTGTTGCTTGCATCATGCTGATGAGCATACGGGTTGATGTGTCAGACTCAAGGTCATGTTGAGCCTTGAGGTTGCGAAGGTCGTTTGCCAATTGCACGAATTGACGAGCGATGGCTGGGTTTGAAACACCAGACTGTTCACAGATGACACGGATTTCAGAGTCTGCTGGGAGGTATGTAGCCTCAAGAGACATAGCGAATCGGTCAGATGTTGCTTGGTTGACATCTTGTCCACCAGAGTAGCCTTCGATTGGGTTCATGGTTGCGAAGGTGCGGAAGTCAGCGTGAGCCTTGATGACCTCGTTGTTGTTCTGAGGCAATACAAGAGTGCCAGAGTCGCCAACAGGATTCCATGCGGTCATAATCTCTGGGCGAGCGTGGCGGAACTCATCGAAGCAAAGGAAAGCACCGTATCGGAGGCTCTCTGGGAGAACTCCGTCAATCCAAGTGATTTCACCGTCAATGAGTGTGTTGTAGCCAATGAAGGACTCTTCTGTGAAACCTTCTGAGCAGTTAATTCGCATGAATGGAATACCGACCTCAGAAGCGAACATCATCATAGCCATTGTCTTGCCACAGCCTTTGGGTCCGTTGCTGGAAACATACCAGCCGTTCTTGAATGCGACAGCAAGCAAGCGCATCTCGCCCTTTTCTGATTCAACAAACTTGAGTGAACCACGAGGGATGATGTATGCTTGCATGTGTTCTGGGTATTCATCTGGAGAGCGTCGGCGGATTCCATAGAAGTAGCCATCGTCTGTTGCTTCTGGTGCATTGACATTGTTGACCATTGTTGTTGTTGGCATTGGTGTAGCGTTGCCAGAAAGCATTCCTTCAACCATAGCGGTTGTCCAAACGAACTTGTCTTTGCCGATGGTCAGTCTGGTGATTCCAGCCTTCTCCATACGAGCAGAATTGAATGCGTTGGATTTCAGAGAAGCGATGGAGGTTGAGCCACCTTCGCTTTCGATTATCTCCAGCACTTTTTCCAAGTATTGTTCTTCTGTCAGTTTGCCACCGTTGAACTCAACGGCATCTCTCATGTTTTCAATTAGTCCCATATTATCTGTGTCTCCTTGTTTTTGGTTGTCATCGGCGTTTGTCTCGTGGCCGACTTATCCTGTCCCACGACAGCCTCCCATATAAGCATATCCACTTAGGGAACTAAAGAAGTCAGACTTCTATCCTTATCCCGTTGATACGCAAATATGTCAGCAAGTGCCGTTCAGTCCACGCTTTCAATCCAGAAGTTCGCTCACGAGCGAGGACTCTCTTGGTCTGAATGTTGATTCTCTGCCGTTCAGATTCACCCCATTCATTCCATGACCTCACGAGTTTGCTGACCTCCTTGACAAGTGTATAAGGAACAGTCGCTTGCCCACCATCATAAATGACTGAGTTCATCGCAGACAGAAACGCATCCACATCTGGATTGTTCACCAGCAACGCCATTGTATTGGCCTCGCTCTGCCAGCGGTCTTTGTCCTTCTTGTATTCTGAATGTAGCATGTTCCTGTGATATGACAGCCCTCCCAGATGCTCTTGGAATATCGCACGAATCTCGTGGTGGGTCAAGTGGCATTTAGTGTGAAGAAGGCCATAGGCTTCACGCCATTGGCTCTTAGCGGTCATCGAAACCACTCGCTCATGCTGGACTGACTCATCCCTGCTCTGGCGGATTTCCATGATGTTCCCACAGCACCCAGAATCTGAGTGAATGAATTGGAGTCAACAAAGAACTTCTCAATCGCTTTGGCTCTGTCCACGACTATGCCGTAGTCCTCTGGAGAGTCGCCCCATTCGATTGCCACCAGCCTGTTGGCTGGGAGTCCGTTCTTGGTCTTAGATGACAGATACATGACGGGTTTGTCTCCCAGATTAAACTGAGTTCCCAGATTTTTGTTTGACCACATCGCCGCCTTGTATGCTTGAGTTCCTTCTTTCTTCATTCCCATCGGTTGTCCAAAGTCTCCAGCAGAAGTCAAGGTCTCATCCAACATATCGGATTCAATATCTCTGATGAGTCCGTTGAGTTCAGTTCTGGAATCGCCATTCAAAATTGCATTGAACAATCGCTCTTGACATGACTTGACAACCTGCGGTGAGGATGACCGTCGCATCTCAACACCACGATAACCATGTTTGCCATCGAAGTCAACATAGGCGTATCGCTTCTTCACTCCCCATTGAAAGTATCTGGCATAATAGGCATCTGGCTTCACTTTGAAAAACTCATTCTTAGGAACTCCAATCGTTGTCTGAACAAACTCATCATAGGAATCGTTGAGGATTTTGGTCATGATGTTTGCACATGACATGATGTCCTCTGGAGTGAACGGTCTGATTTTGGCCTCAGCCTCATCGTGATTGACGATGGCTGTCTTGCATGAATCTGTGTCTTGATAGATGGTCTCAAAACGGAGTCGCACGACCTCCGCATCACCTTCGCCATGAGATGGGAGTCTATCAATGTTTTGATGTCTCAATGCTTCTGGGTCTGGATAGATGCCATCCTTGCTGAATAGAAGTGTGATGCGATTGATGAGGTGCTTGTTCCAATCGTTATGTCGTCTGGCGATGTCTGTTATATCAGAGCCAATATCTCCATCAACCATTCTGAACGGTCTGCCCGCAGTTTTTTCTGTCGCACCAGAACCAAGAACTCCATACCACGAGTTCATGTTCTCTTTCATGACCCGCTGTCGTTGGTCGAGTCGCTTGCCAAGTTCATCATTCCCAGATTCAAATGCAACCCGCATCTCGCCTCTGACACGCTCACGCTCGCCAGCCAGACCTCTGAGGATATTGGGCATCAATCCCTCAATGTCTTGGCGATAGACCGTTCCCAGCGGTGTTGTTGCCACAGGGAATGGATAACCGTCTGGATAATCCTCTGGGTTGACTTTGGTGCTGATGTCAGCGTTGCATGTGATAATCACAGATGGGTATTCCATTGAGTTATCCAATTCAAATGCGTTCCTCCAGATGCCAGATGGTGCGCCCATGACGAATCCACCTTGACTGATTCCTCCAGACTTCAATTGAGAGCGAGCAACATCAAGCGATGGCATGACAGAATCCCTGTCCCAGAGCAAGTGTCCCATCATGTCCTCGACCAGCATCATGTTGCTGTGAGCCGCATGGATTGTTGAGTTATGGAATCCGACCTTCATCTGATAAAACGCCAGCAGGTCAAGTTTCTGCATACAGCGAGCCGCCACCACATTGTCCCAGATGTTATACACAGCCAACATCATCGGGTCGTTTTTCATCATCTCTTTGATTGATGTGCGTGGCACTTTGCCATAGCCCAGAGTGGACTCTCCCATCCATGCAAGGCTGGCTGACCCTGTTGTAGCCGCCGCACCTTGAACCTGCTCTGCATAGACCTTCTTGGTATCAAACGAGGGCATCAGCCCTTTGTGTTTGGTGAACAGTTTGGGATAGGTTGCCCAGACAGGAACTGCACCTCTGTGTTCCCTCTCCATCGCTCTGCGTTGGTTGCGACATCGGTTCTTGACATACGGGTTGTCATAGCCCAGAATGTTTTGACCAGCGATGACATCTGGGTCATACTTGTCCAGCATTCGCTTGAACCAATGAAGAAGTGCCGCCTCTCGCTCAATATCATCCTCGCCCTCCATGTTATGCACATGGACTCTTTCAGCCACCAGCGGTGGGATTGGATTCTTATGCTCAACAACGGACTCCAGAGCCTTCTGGCTGGACATGAATCGTCTGACTTGACGCTCGCTGGTGTGGCGTATTGTTGCACATTCGTGAGTGTCTGTGGCCTCGTCATAGATGGCTATGGAGACAATCGGTTCTGGAGTTCCCTCCATGTCCAGAGAATCTGCTGTTTCAATGTCATAATACAGAGCGTTCAGTTTGAACTCTGACAAATCGTGATTTGATTTTTTGATGTGAACGGGGCGGAGGATTTCTGCTGTGGATTTCAGTTTGTCCGTATTGACCTCGATAACCGCACCCCAACCAGCAATCCATCTGACCAGATTCGGCCATGAAACATCTGAACAATAATGTGGATAGAAGAACTCACGAACCTCACGAATCTGAGATGGCAGGTCAACACGAATCTCCCAGAGTGGTTCACCTTGAACAGAAGTCTTGACAGACGGTTTGATTGATTTGATTTGCTTTGGAATGACCATCCCGTTTGGATTCTTGGCTGTCCAGAATCTGGGCTGTGGTGCTTTCACTCTGAGAACATGAGAGCGACCATCCAGACCCTTGCATCGGATTTTGGTGATGAACTCTGGTTGTTCCTCATAGTCAATGGCGATAATCAGAAGTGGCTCTTTATCCATGCTATCGCCCTCCCTATGAGTCCCACCTTCTTATCAGATGGGGCTGGAGGTGCATCGTGTTTGATTTCATCAGCATGACGAATGCGAACCAACGCCGCACTCAGATACAAGCACAGGTCAAGGGCTTCTTCAAGTCCCATCTCTGCCCAAGAATCTGCTGGAGTTCCCCATGAGCGTGTGTCATCCATCACTCTGATGCCATGACCATATCGGTCTCTGCCAATCTGCAATCGCTCTTTCAATAGGAACATTATCTCGCTGTTATCATCACTCATATTTTCAATCTCCTTAACCACGCTTTCACGGTCAGAATGTCGTCTTGGGATATGCTGGCATGATGCAAGGCATCGCCAATTGAACTGAATATCGTGCGTTGAATTGCCACAGGCATTTTGTTGTCTGCCGCACATGCTCTGAAAACTGAATCCAGAATGTCTGAGCCAGAGAATCCAGACTCAGCCAGACCTTCGACCTGCTTGTCCATTCGTCTGGCGAGTTCTCGATACTTGGCTGGGTCTGTTTCACTCGCCGCTTTGAATGCCGTCTGGAGTAGTCTGGTTCTGGCCTGTGGGCTGAGTTCAGCCACGACCTCATCAACATCATCAATCGTCGCTGTCATCGGCACTCTGGTCGTTGCGAACAATGTGTTCAATGCTTTACGCATAGAGCCTCTGGAGACCTCTCCAATGCGTTCAATTGCATCTGGGCGTATATCCAGACCCTCACGCTCTGCAACGCCTCTGAGAGCCTCTGAGATGTCTTTCTTGGCAATTGGTCTGAATCGAGTGTCAGAGAATGCACATCTGTCCTTCACAGGGTCAATCAGTTTATGCGGATAATTGCACGACAGGATGAACCTCGTCGTCTTTGAGTGGAGTTCCATAATTCGTCTGAGCGATGCTTGAGCATCTGGAGTGAGGTTATCGCACTCATCCAAGAATATCACATTGAATGGAATCTGACGAACTTTGCCATTCACCAGATACTGACCAATCACACCTCGTCTGGCGAAGTCCTTGACTTTGGTTCTGATGACTTGGATTGACCTCTCGTCAGATGCGTTGAGTTCCATGAAGTTCGACCTCCAATCATCACCGAATGCTGACCTCATCAGAGCCATAGCCGCTGAGGTTTTGCCTGTCCCAGCGTTGCCAGCGAACATCAGATGAGGGAATCCTCCATCGCCTCCAGATGAGTGCAATTGCTCAATCATGAACTTCAATCGTTTGATGATATGGTCTTGGCCTATGACATCATCCAGAGTCTGTGGTCGGTATGATTCTGCCCAGAGCATACTCTGAGGGGATTGTCCCACCGTTATAATCAATCCTTGTATAGTGTGATGTGAGTCTGATGGTTCTGAACCTCACTCGCCACTTCACCAGCATAGTCGTTGCTTAGGTATGTGATGATGTCTGTCAGAGTGCTTTTGCTGGTGAATCCTCGCTCGTCATGGCGAGTCGTTGGCGTGAACATTTTGTCTTTTGTTTCGCCTTGAAACTCCATCGCTTCTGGAACAATTTTCACCGTATGGAAAATAATTTGTTCATCGCATCCAACAGCGTTGTTCCAATCGTGATATATGTCAGCGGTGTTGTCAGAGATATGTGCGACATGACCGTTTGGCATTTTGAAATACTTCTCACTATCAAAGCGAACCAATGTATTCAGAGGATATGAATCCCATGTTGCTTGAGACCATTCGCCCTTCATTGTCTTAGTTATCATTGTAATCCCTCTCAGTAGCCGCTGACATAGCGAGCATAGACGCACCAGATTTCAACGCCGTCAATGACCCACTTCTTGACACATGCTCGGTTCACGCCATACATGCGCTCTGCGTAGCCATCACGGACTCCGTGTGCTTCTGTGCGAGCATACCACTCTTCTGTGGTCGCTCTCCATAGGTCATACTCATAGCCTCTGAACTCATAGGTCTCTGGAATGTCATAGTCGTTTAGGTCAATTTGGTTTGGGTTGTCAAGGCTCATTGTATCATCTCACATGTTGAATGGGTTGAATGGGACATCACGGTTCTGGCGACCCATGATTGGTGCTTTCAAGACAGTTCCTGTCATGTCAACCAATACATCGGTGCGGCTGACTGAAAGGTCGAAGGTCTGGGTTGCTCTGCGGAGATAGACAGTCTTGACCTGTCCGTTGCGAACAATTGCTACAACACAGTCGCCGTTGGACTTGTTGCCCCATGCTTGTCCTCTCTGGGAGTCTAAGCGGTGAGCGATGATGCCAACGGACTTGTTGCCGTATTTAGCGCAAGCAGATGCGATTGCTTGGTTGACCTTCTGTGCTTCTGCACCAACAAGTCTCTCGTCGGCTCGTTGAAGGGAGTGGGTGGTCGCTTGCGCCATGATTAGTGCTGGGAGTTCCCCCTATTAAGGACTTCGCAATATCAATGCTATTGTTCCTATATTCGGCTCAATCATTGGTGTGCCATGATGAAGGCCATCATGTGTTCAGCATAGAATCCGTCGCCGTCATGTGCTTCAATCTCGTGAGGTTGTTCCATGTATGGAGTGTTGATTGAAACGACTTCTCCGTTCCAGATATAGTCGCCATCCATGTTGGTGTTCAATTCTCCAGAGGCGTATTGCTTGGCGTGGATGAGTTCGTGGCACATCATTCGGATGATGCTGTGGATAAGCATTTGTCCTTCATCGGTTGTCAAGTCGTTGTTGGACAGTTCTGTCAAGTCGCTGAACTTGTAGTTCATTGAGATGTCAACAGTTCGTCGAGTGGATGAGTCTGGAAAGTGAAACAATGCACCGTATTCAAAGTCAATGTTCTCAGCGGTCTGAGTCTTGGCGGATTGCTTTTGTCTGAAAGTGAATCGAACTTTAGGCAGTTTGACCCCGTATGATTGAGCAATCATGGTGGTGCATGATTCAGCGAGGAACTCAATTGCTTCAAGTGCCGACATTTCACCAACAACAGGAATGGACACTTGCGTGTTTTCCCATAGAGTGCGCTTGTTTGCGCTCATGTTGATTGTCGCCGCTTGCGCCATGTTTGATGCTGGCAGTTCCCCCCTATAAAGAGTTCTGAATATCAACGCTTTTGTTCCCTATTTTGAGCAAAAAAGACAACGCCGACCCCGTTTTCATTTGTTCAGAGTGTGGTCATAAATCGAGAAGTCGGTTCTGGAAACGAGTTCTTGCACTTGCGTATTGAACTCGATACTGCGCTTTCTGGCTTCTGCCAGCCAAGTTTTGTTTTCTGGAATCGAATCAAAGAAGGATGGAGTCATCCAATTCTTGTTTGCTGTGTCATGAACTTCTGTGTGGAAAACTGTGTGAGGCAATCCATGTTTGAACTTCTGACTGAATCCATTGACAGAGCATGTCCTTGCACCCGCACATAGCCCCCAGAGCGCACCGTGATATGACGATGACATGACAACCTCTGCGCTGGCAATCTCTTCAATCAGAGCATCAATGTTGCCTTGCATTTTGACCTCCATGAAGTCGGTTGGTGGTTTCCATCTGAACCTGTCCTCTCTGTGCTGGACAGCCATTTTGCCATTCTTTTTCATCGGTTCATCAAACAGATGGTGCATCACAGATGGGCAGGGAATCCAATCATCGTGAATCATGCAATCTCTGAGTCCAACCAAGTCTGCTTTGTCCAGCAACATCTGACCAAATCTGGGCAGGTCTGTGTCATCTCTGCCGTGTCGGTTTCTGCCGATTCCCCAGAGTGTGAGCGACCTCAATCTTGACCCAAGTATTTTCATCATGAACGGCTCAAAGTCGTCATAGAGAAGTCCTCCACCTCCCAGAATCACATGAGAATCGTTGAGATTGAACCATTGGATTCCTGTGATGTCAATGACCTGCCAATCGTCAAGCCATTCAAAATACTGCTTGGGACATGATGCCATGTCTCCAGCGTTGAACTTGTCTCGCCTGTGGATGATGAACTTCTTGCTCATAGGTCTCCCTCGTGGAATACAGCATAAACCTTCTCTGCTGTGGCAGAACCGATTCCTTCAATCTCCTTGAACTGCTCAACGGTTGCGTTGGCAATCCCAGCCAGAGAACCAAACTTCTCAATCAGTTTCTTTCTGGTCTGATAGCCGACCTTTGGCAGAGCCTCAACCATCGCATCTCGATACTCTTTGGGCTTGGGTGCTTTGGGTCTGGGAACATACATTCTGGTCTTGTCATCCTCGATTTTTTCAACGATTCTGTGCATCAGATTCGCCGCATCATAATGGTCTGGCATGAATATCGGAGGATAGCCGATTGAGCAAAGGCTGGCGATGTAGCCAAGCAGAGTTCTGGTTGACATATTCTTCTCAGCCGCATCTCGTTTGATGTCCTCCCATGACTTGGTGATGACGATGAATGAGTGTTCTGCTTCTTCACGCATAGCCCCCAATTGTCTGAGCCTCCTGTCGTCAAAGAGTGATGGCAGAAGGTCATCCTCCTTTCGCTCGATGCTGACCTTGCTGGATGCAACATCGCCCTGTCCTGTGTGAAGGTGGCTGATTTCAAATCCAAGTCCAGCCAGATATGACTTGATGAGCCAATGTTCACGATGGTCAACCTTTCGCTGGCGACCCAGAAGTTCACCAACAATTGCTGTGCCGATTTGTTCTGCGCCAGCCCTGCTGACCAGATTCTTGCCAGACAGAGTATTGAGTCCAATATCCGCCCATTCGATATTCAGTTCTGACATGATTGCTCGCAACAATCCAAGTCGCTGACTCAGATTGCCATCAAGTCTGTCGTTAATCTCGTCATCTGACTTCAAGAAGTCCGTCTTTTTCTTTGTCTTTCTGCTCATTTTTTTCGCCACCTTCGTTTGATTTTTCTGCTTGATTCTTGGTCTGCATAGAACTCTTCTGTGTCCTTGAACTTGGGACAGATAGCACCGACACAGCAACCATCTCGCTTGAGTGTTGAGCATGATGCTGGCGTTGTCATACGCTCGTTGTCAAAGATGGATGCCATCTGAAACGCACGATACTCAGCGTTATGCAAGTCCACATATCCAACCTTCTGACCGATTGATACCCAGATGCGTTCAAAGGCTTCTGGAGTGATGCCAATGCTCTTGGCAAACATCGCTGAGTGAACTCTGGCCTTATGATTGGGATTCCTTCTCTTGAGTTCATTGACCACGCCCATGCACTTGTTGTCCATGCTGGCGAGGAATCTGGCTGTCTCTGATTTGACATCGTTGAATCCAAAGTCATACTCAATCATCGGTTTGATTCTGGTCTCTGGTGCTGACAGATTGACCCCAATCAAATCAATGAAGTCCTTGAGATTCAGTTTGTCTCCAGAGATTGTTGGGAAAAAGAAGTTTGGAGTGGTTGCTGATTTCACGATTTCATCATGGCTGACTTCATCCAGCGTATCGAGTTCAATAGGTGTCGCATAACGCCCAGAGGTTTTGCCGTGTCTGTCAACATGGGCTGTGAACGGCATTCTGCAAAGTCGCTTTGGGTCGCCCATTGTTTGAGCATCCAATGTGTTCAGACCAAGTGTGGTTTTCAGATGTGCTTGGACTTGGTGAATAATCTCTCTGAGGTTCTCTGCTGACCCGTCTTTAGGGTCAAACTTGAATCTGGTTGGCTCGTGGACTATCTGCAAATGATACCCCTTAGAGCCGCTGTATTGCACCCAATGTGCGACATTATGCTGGCGAAGGAACTGACTCAATCTCTGGGCATCAGCAAAGGCGTTCTCTGCTTTTGTCTCGTGGTCGAAGTCAAAGAATGTCAGACCATAGATGATTGAGCGAGGCACTTGTCTGCCGCCCTGCTCATAGATTAGGTTCTCATATCCTTGAGTCGAGATGAAGCACGAGGATTCGCCATTCCACTTTCGCATCTGACTCCAGATGTCCTCAGTCGTGTATGTGAAGTTCTGGCGAGGATTGCCGATTGAGCGAGGGAATGTTGAGAATCCCAGATGATGACAGAGCCTGTCGAAGTCCTTGAATCTGGGCATCATTGATTATCACTCTCAATCATCCTTCTCAAATGAACCGACGAGGGATGACAGAGTGGCCGCTGTGTCTGACACATCATTCTTGATGCGTTCTTCATACGCTTTCTTGATTTGCTCATCCGTGATTCCAGCGTGAGCCAGAAGCAAGTCAATGGCAACCGCCATGCGGATTCTGTTGCGTTCATTATCATCAATGCCAAGCATCATTTCAGCCGCATTGAGGTCAAACTTGTTCTTGTTTGGGTCGTATAGTCCACTCATGTTTCACACCTCACGGATTGCCTCTGTCGCCACGATAGATGTGGTGTCAGCATCAAGGACAAGGAATGTCCCTTTATCATGCTTCTGAATGGTGATAGAATCGCCGTCAAGAGCCTTGAGGATAGTAGTGAGGTTGGAGGTGAAACAGACCTCTCCAGAGCCTTGTATGATGTCTGCTTCAATCGGTGAAGTGGATTGATTTGACTTTGCCCCCCAATGCCCAGATGAGCAGGTTGACTTCTTGCCAAAACTAAACACGACATACGGTGCTTTCGCCACTTGCATGTCAACCAATCCACGCTGGAGTTCAGAGCGAGATACCTTGACAATCAAGGTGCTGGACTCATCCTCAAACATCGGATATGTGTATGTGCCGCTGGAGTCCTTCTTGAGCCTCCAATGGTCTGGAACGGTATGGCATTCATCCTCATCAGCCGCATGATACACAGCCTGTCCACCAGCCTTTGTTTTGACTGTGATGGGCTTGTTTGCCGATGTCTGGATGCGAACATTCTGACCAGAGAACTTGGCCGACAGCAGTTCAGAGAATGCTTTGGGTTCGACCAACAAAATACAGTCGTCTTTGACCTTGAGTCCTTTGAGCCGCTTGTTGTCAACCAGAACTTGGAGAGTCTTGGCATTGTCATAAGTCCAGACGCTCAAGCCTGTGGATTGGGTGAGCATCAGCCGCACAGGTGCTGGTGGATTGTCCGTGATGATGGCAGATAGGGATGCACTTAATTCATCAGCCGACACCATGATGTCAGCAGTTCGGCTCAGTTCAGACGAGTTTGGCGTGATGCTCATATCCCACAGGGGGGATTCCCACCCTTATGAAGCACTCAGCGGTCAAGCCAAGAAGTGCGGCCACCCATCTGGGATTTGATGCCCATCTCTTGGAGTGTCTTGACAATCTCTGAACCAATCTCCATGCAACCACAGAGGCAGGTCTGGTCATCACGAGAGGTGTGATGAGGGAACTCGATTTTAGCATAAGCAGAGCGTGTTGGGAATCTGCCGTTGCCCCATGTTTCTTTGGTGTTGATGAACTTGCGAGGGATTCCAGCACCTGTGAGGATTCGGATTCCCTTTGCACCAGCAAACACATTGTTGTAGCCAATGGTCTGTGGCATACCGCCACCAAGTCTGCCTTCGGTGTTAGCCTCAAACAATGGGGTGTCGGTCTTGTTGGTCAGTTCTTCAATCAATTCTGCGATTCTTGCTTTGCTCATTTCATTCATCTCCTATTCAATATATTTCAATAACATCAGCCAAAACCAAAGGCAACCAAACGATTGTCAATGGGAACAGCACAGGCAAAATGCAAACCCAGAGTTTGGCTGGGATGCGGATAAGTGGTGCGCTGTATCGGCTCATATCCTTGCGTGGGCTTAGGGGTATATGAAGATGTCGCAATCTCAATGGTTTTGTTCCTTGCTTTTGGGGGGTCTTGCATATTGACACCGATATGCGGATAGTGCAAACCTCCAGAGTTCCATTTTTTGAGCAAACGATTTTCTGTCAAAATTGACAGATTCACTTTTTCAAATGGTCAAAAGCATCTGGGCGAGCAACCCATGTGGATTGGTCATAAGTCGTTTTGCCATCCAGACCAGCGACACGAACTCTGCCCATCTCAACGAAGAGATAGGGTTTGTTCGCCAAGTGGTTGGTCAAGGCGTTCATAGAGAATGGTTGGTTGGGCAGGTTCAGAACCTCTGTGGATGACAGCGGATTGCCGTCTGGATGGACAGCCCCAGCCTGTATCATGGCCTTCCATAGCCGCTTGATGTTGCGCCCATCATGACGACCTAAGCGACCAAACCTGCGTGTCCCATACTTGGATGATGGGACTTCGTTGTCGTCTGGTTTGTCCTCTGCCACACGCCAACCACATCGGTCAAGGTCAAAAGAGTTCGCCCCGATTGGGACTGTTTCAGTCCTGTTTCTTGCGCTTGATGGTCATGGCGTTGTATGGTTTCTTGATTTGAGTGTCCATGACACGCTTCGCCATCTCTTCTGGGAGGATAGGCAACACACGCTCGACAGCCGCTTTGCTCAGAGATGTGATTTGTCCAAACACCGCTGGTGGAACAATTCGTTGAACCTCAGATGGAATGAACTCAGAGCGTTCCTTCTTGATGTATTCCACAGACCATGTATCGGTCTCGATAGTCTCTGTGTGGTCAAGTGGATTCAGTCTGCCCTTGAGTTCTTTTTCAATGACCGACCTTCGCTTGTTGAGGATTCCTTGAGCCGCCTTGATGGTTGCCAGAGCATCCAATTGTTCATCGTCATTGTCAAAGTCAGATGCAACGAGGTCGAATGCGCCCTTGAATATCAGCGTCTGAACTTCTGGACAGATGCTCTGATACGCACACCATTTGCACGAATCTCCGAGCGTTGCTTTGCCCTTATCCAGAACCTTGATGGATTCATACTGAGCCTTGAGCCAACCACCGAATGAGTCAATCTGTTCGTCAGTCCAGACGGTTGATACAGGACTCCAGCGAATCATATCGAAGGTGAATCTGAGTGGTCTGTCTGGGAACATCTGCCTCGCCCAAGAGAGGTATATCCCCGCTTGAACATCGGTGTCTGCTTCATTCTGAGTCTTATGCAATCGGTTGGTCTTGTAGTCCACGAGTTCAATCGTGCCATCCTTATGCTCAAGAATCAAGTCAATGAATCCATAGATAGGGACTCCATTGTCCAGAATGAATGGTGCGTTATGTTGACCCATCGGTTGCTCTGTTGCATAGACACGGACAGGGCTTTTGCCTCTGCGGTCAAACCATCGCTTGAGCATCTGTTTGCCGTCTTGATAGAACTCAAAGTCCACAGCGAACTCTGGCTTTGCCGCCCAGAGTTCATAATGGCGCATCAATGCACCAAACTTTGGCTTGGTTGGTTTGCCTGTCTTTGCATCTGGCAATCTCCAATCCTCAAGCGCACCGTGAACAATGTTCCCCAAGCGAGCCGCTTGAGTGTTCTCTGGGTGGTTGGATTTCTTCTTGAGAATGCGTTCAGATTCGCCACTTGGGTCATACTGAAACTCATACGCAAGAGTGCAATCCTTTGCCATTTTGAGTCGTGTCGCTGAGATGTATGGAACTTTCATGATGACCACCTATCCGCCCACCCATATTAACGGTGGCGGTTGGAATATGCTCAATTGCTTGACTTGGCGACAGCCTTGTTGAAGCGGTCTTGAGTCGGATTCTCCAGAACAAACGGAGGACAAGCACGAGACTTCTTGACTTGACACAGATAGCGTGTCTGGAGGTCTCCGCCCTTGACTCGTTGCTGGGAACTGAACTCAACAATCCAATCAAAGAGAGGGTCGGTGATGTCTGGTCGGCCAGCAGAGACAGTTATCTGGACAGCGTTTGGAGTTCCAAAGCCTTCTGTTCGATTCTTCATCAGAGTCGTTGAGCAGAAGTGTGCGCCATAGAGTTCTGCGCCCATCTTGAGGCGTTCAAATGGCTGGACAAACAGTTTGTTGATGACCTTGTATGAGTGCATCTGGCCTTCTTCAAAAGTCGGCAGGGTTTTCTTGCCTTCTCTGAGAGCCTGTTGTTGACGAGACAGAAGCAGTTCAGCCTCTGATTTGCCGTGAACAGATTGAGCGTAGTGGTTGCGGCAACCCAGATAATATGCCCCTTCATTCTCAAGCACGACCAAGCGAACTCCCTCTGGGTGTTCCTCTTGGTGTTGACGCATGAGGTCAATGAATGCCAGAGTCATGTCGTTGACTTCATCTGGCGTGGTGCAGATTTTTCTGAATATGCGTGGTCGAAGTGCTGGGTCAAGAATTGACTCACGAGCAATCAAATCAGCCTGTCCTTCAAGGTCGCAATCAATGATGCAGAGAAGCACTTCTTCTGGGGATTTGCCCTTCGCCATGTCGTTGAACATGGTCAGATAGAAGTTCGTTTTTCCAGAGCCAGAGAACCCTTGCAGTTTCATGTGCTTGGTTCTTGTCTTAATCATAGATTCGCCTGTATCGCAAGCCGCTATCAAAGCGGAGTAGTCTTTTTTCTTAGCCATAACAATCCCTCGTTTTACCACCTATATGAAGTGCTTACGCACACCTCAGTCCCAATCATCCCACTCGTCGTCGTCATCACCAGAGATGAAGTCGTCAGCCGCTTCTGCTGGCTTTGCTTCTGCTGGTGCTGATTCAGATTCGTCATCGTCATCGTCAGAGAGTGCAGACACGAGTTCTGCCTTCTTCATGGTGGAGTAGCCTTCGACACCTGCGCCCTTTGCCATAGCCTTGAGAGCCTTGACAGGAAGCAGGTTGAGGTCAATGTCCTCATCATCCTCATCCTCGTCGTCAGAGGCCGCTTCTGGGGCTTCTTCTGGTGCAGATGGGGTTGGAGTAGCCACGACAGGTTCTGAGGCTTCTGAGGCCGCTTCTGGGGCTTCATCCTCATCATCGTCGTCGTCGTCAAGGTTGATGACCTGTGCAGATTGAGCCTTGAAGTAGTCAGCCGCATCATCCTCTTTGGTTTCAGCGGTTGCTTTCTTGGCTTCAATTGGTGCAACCAGAATCACAGGCAGAGCCATAGTGATGTTGGCAGACAGTCCGTATTCGCCTTGCACCTTCGTGGTGATGAGAGCGAGGATTTTGGAGTATTTGCCGAATCGGGTTGCGATGTCGGTGGAACAAAGAGCGTTGAGCATCAGAGATTCACCAGACTCGATTGCATCCAGAGTCATGGTTGATTCATCCTTGAGAAGCAGTTTGCCGAATTGGTTTCCAGCACGAGAGTTCTGAACTCCAGCGTATGAAACTGTGGCTTCAATCAAGCGATAGTCGTTGCGACCACGAGACACATCATCCTCAAGTTCAGAGATTGGCATGACATCATAGGTGTCTTTGAGCAAGTCAATTGCAGAATCGTGAGCAAACTCTTCTTCATGGAACATGGTCAGACCAGAGAGTGGTCTAAAGTCCAGAGTCGGTTGGTCAAGGTTCTTGCATGACACAGAGACTGAATAGACTCCATCACGCTCAACATCGTCGCCAATTGCCGCATCCTCATCCCAGAGAGACATGCTGAACATAGCCGCTTCCATGAGTTCGTCGCCATCCTCAACCTGTGCTTGTCCAAAGATGTTGCAGACAGGTCGTGGGTTGCCAGAAGCCGCCCCAACGGTGTTGTGAGAGACTGACCAAACTTGAACATGGGCGATGTATCGCTTCTGTCGCAGAATTGAAGTGAGGTCTGTGAGAACAATGTCGGTCAAGAATGCTTGAGCGATTTCAGAACTGAGTCCACCAAGAGAATCAACAGTCTCCTTGAGTGTTGGGTCTTTGGCCTTGTTCTTGAACATTTGAACCACAGGGGTTTCATCCTTGAATATCCCGTTGGCGATGCCTCTTTCAATGAAAGGTGCAAGCCTCTTGGATGCGGTTGGCGGCAGGGCTGATTTGGCAGGTTTCTTTGCTGACATGATTCACCCTGTTCACTCCCACCCTTATCAAGCAGAATACTCAGAATCAAAACCGTCAAGGTGTGCATTTGCGATGTGTTCCCACATATCCTCGCCACCTGTATCGCTTGACTGAACCACCTTCTGAACCTTCTCACGGACTTCTCTGTGAGCCTCAAGTTCATCTGTTGCTTTGGATTTGATGCTGGTGTCAAGCCATGAACATCGCTGACCAAACAAAGTCGGTCTGTGTGCATTGTCTCCAACGATGTCATAGAAAATACCTCTGGCCTTCTTGGTCAGATACTTTGGCAGAACCAAACTTCGCCAGATTTTGGAATCGGATTTGCTTGAGCAACCTATTGACTTCAATAAGTCAGCATCGTTGTCCAGAAGTTTCGCCAGAGATTCTGATGCGATGCACTTGGACAGAATGTCATCGAACTCCAACATCACAGATGGGAGATTCTTTCTGACGGATTCAATGAACAATGGTGCAAGAGCATAGGTCTCCATCAGACCTGCTCTGGTCTTGACAATGCCCCATGTCTTTCTGCCGCCCCCTCTGCCGCCTCCACGACGCTTGACTTCAATCAAGCCAGAGTCAGCAAGGGTTGGCAAATGCTTCTCCTTGAGGGCGTTCTTAGAGCATTGGAATGCGTGAATGTGCAACCATTGGAGTATGTTATCCTCTGACAAAGTGCGATTCGATTCTGACATTTTCTTCATCTCATTCATAATCAACCACGAATCCTCTGGAACTCCAGACAGAGATGCCCTCAGAACCAAGTCGCACAGAATCAATCCCAGCACATTATCCTCTATCGAACTCAATACATAGGTTGTCTCGCCAATCTTGTGCGTCGGTCTTTGCTTCTGGTGAAGAAGCGTGATTGTATCAATGATGGACAGAACTTTGTTGATGTCTCTTTGGTGGCTCGCAGATGTGGCTGGGAAAAACTCAGCCATCAATGGTGCGAATATGTTGCGTGTTCTGCGTTGTTTGAGTTTGAGCATTGACGCTTGAAGCAGATGCAAATCTGGGTGAATGGACAAGTCCTCTGGGCGAGCCTTTGCCAGCAGAGTGTTGGCAACAACATTCTCAATTTTGTCTGGTGTGGTCTCTGGTGTCATCAGCAATTGTCTGGTGATTTGTTCAGCCTCAGATGGGTTGCGAGTGGTCAATGTGATGAAGGATGGTTGTCCTCTGATGATGAAGTCTCTGGTCTCAATCTCGCCTGTCATCTCATTCTTGATTGGAGTTTTCCAGACAAGTTCTGTGTCATCTCCAGACATCAACGGCTTCATCCTTCTGATGAATGCAAACGACTCATCCTTCTCCAGAATCACGATGCAACGATTGGCTACATTGACGATGAACTCTCCATCCTCAGACACCTCGTCATAGTCATACTTGAGAGCCTCTTTGGATGCACCAGCCAAGACCATACACATGGACTTGGGGAATCCGTTTCTGGCGGTCAGAGTCAGATATGTTTTACCAGACGACGAAGCACCAATCATCTCCAGATTGAGTGGCTTCTCAGTCTTGCACGACAAGAAAACCAAGAATGTCAGAAGCAGATTCGCATCATCTCCGACGAATGGAGTTTCACGACTGTTATGCAGAATGTCGTTGATTCTGTCCAGCAAATCTGGCTGGCTCAGAAACTCTGCGGTTGTATCGGTGTCAATAACTCCGAATGATGAACTTCTGCCCTCATACTCGCTGACTTCAATTTCAATCCTGTCTGGAATTGGGGCTGGCACATATTCGCCATCTCGCAAGTGGATTCCAGCGGTCAGAGATTCAGCGATGAATGTCTCCTTCGTGTCCTCATCAAGTTTGAGAGCCTTTGCCAGACGACCCAGAGAGTGCTGTGATAGGACATTGTATTTGCCCAGAGGCTTGCCATCGTGTTCGACGGTGAAGTCCATCCGACCCTTCGCAGATGACAGGAATATGAAGGCAATATCCATACCCGCCAGCGTTGCTTCATAGCGAGATGCTGATTGAGCAGATTGGCGAACTTCAACGGTCATGTTGACGGGACACACCGCCCACCGTTATCAAGAAGCAAGTCTGTCCACAGTTCCATGACCAAATGCTTTGAACGGCTGAACGGTGTCAGTAGCGATGGCGTGGCGAATAGCGTCAATGGATTTTGCTGGTGAAACTCCATCACGAACTGAGATGGTGATGTGAGGAACTCCAGAAGCAACATCACATGCGTGAATGTCGCCGCCAACGAACTCAACCAGAACCGCATCAACATCGTCTGTGATGACTCTGCCTGTGGCAACCCACCAGCAAGAAGCACCGAATGGGGTTGCATCAACATCAGCGTCAGATGGTCTGAACTTGAGTGTTATGTGATGGTTCTTGACATCAGCATGGGCTGGCTCAACATCGTCAACCGACGCTGAAACGAAGGTGAAAACTGTGCCGCCCATACCCAACGCTGGGCGTGGCAGTATAAGAAGGTTGCTTAATCTCAATGGTTAAGTTCCTCAATTATCCAGATATGGTTGCAGAGGCATGTCTGTGTCGTTGAGATGATACTCGACATGACCTTTGACATATTCACATGCACCAGAGCGACCAATGAATATATCGTTGTCAATATGTCCATCGCCTTCATCACCGAATGCAACGATGTCGTTGTTCTTGTCAAAGACGATGACGAGCCACGCATATTCAGCCTTGAAAGTGCGAAGCGCATCTCCTTTTTGATAGCAGATGTATTCATGTCGGTGTCCAGATGGGAATAGGATTGTTGCTTGAGAGGTTGCTTTGTTCAGCATAACTCCACTATCAAGAGCCTTCTTGACGGTGGATGAGGTGTTGCCAATATACAGAACTCGTGGGTTGTCTGTGGTGAACCTCTTGGTTCTGAGGCTGTATTTGATGCCATTCAGATAATCGTGCATGACCATTCCAGAAAGCCACAGGATATAAACACTCCTGAATCTGAATGGTTTCATTCCTTAATTGTCCAGCCGTCTGGTTTCATCAAATCAATTGTTGATGACCTCCAGCCACAGGAGTTTTCGCCCCGATGAATCAGCAGATGATTTGGATGCTGGTGTATCGGCTTCAATATGAACTCCCAAACCTCAGAATCTGGTCGCTGGCATTTTGGACATTTTTTGTTCTGAACCTTAGCGGCATAGACATCTCGTTTATCATCGTCAAAGACCAGAGAATCTGGAATCATATCGCTGGTGAGTTCGACCTCATCCATCTGAATCACTCAAAGTGGATTGGATATTGAAGTTTAACATTCATCTGCTGACCACTTGGTCTTGAGTCTCCCATAGGGACAATCAGCCAGCCTTGATTATGAGCATACTGAACCATCATGTTCAGCACATGACCATGTTGAGGACATCTGAAAAGTTCTGGACTCAGAGATGGTTGGTTGAAGTCAATCATGTAGTATTGGAGATTCTGTTTCACTTGCTCACCTTCTTGCGTATTTTGTCAATGACCTTGATTTGTCCTTCTGACAATGAACGGCCTAATGCAAGGCGACCCATAATTGATGTGCAGAACTCTCTCTCCCAATCGTTGAGTGGTGCTGATTGAAGCCAGAGTTTGACCTCAGTTCCCAGCACAGGCATTGGAATCTCAACGCCATTGGCGAGCATGTGTCTGGCAATCAGTTCTTCATGGAATCTGAGATAACCACCACGCAGAGACTTTGTTCCTGTCAAGCGTATTTTGGTCTGGACTCTGCCGACCATCTCCTTCTCCCAAGAGTTCAATTGTTCCTCAAGGTCAGTTCCCACAGCGATGAACTCATCTGCTTCTTTCTGCCAGAGATTCCTGTTCTGAGCAATCTGTTGAGCAAAGGCGACTTTCGCTTCTGCGTTGCGTTCTGCTCTGGCCTTAGCCTCAAGTTCTCTGTTGGAGATGTAGTCCAGATAAGCGGCATGTTCAGCCTCTGCGGTCTCCATGAAGGTGTCCCATGCCATGCGTGTTTTTCCTCCCAGATAGCCATACTTCACCAGACGGTTCACTACGGTCTTATGCAGACGCTTGAGGGGCTTTCGTGAGTTCATCATGCGTTCATACTTCTTGAGCAGTTTCATGGCCTCTGGATAGGTCTGAGCGAACTCCTGTTGCTTGTATTCAGACTTCGCTTCTGTCATGTTCTTTTTGAGGAACTTGGACTTCTCTTCATCAGACATTGGCTTCCCTGTCTTTGGGTCGTTAATCTCGATGTAGCGGTGGACACAGACATTCCCAATGATGAGTTCTTTGTCATTGTCTTGGTTGGTCAGAATGCAGTTCTCTTTGATTGGTGCGTGTCCACAGAGTTCGCATTTGTTGGTGTGTCCAAACACGGACTTGGAATATACCCAATCCTTGCTGAACTCATCATACGGGCGAATGCTCGCAGACTCGATGTCAATGATTCTGGAATGCTTGGCTAAGTTCTTCACGACCTTGCGCTCATAGGTTGATGAGCGACCCTGTGCCAGAGCAACATACAGTTCGTCTGGCAATCGGTCTTGGCGTTCAGCAATAGCCCAACGCTTGGCCTGTCTGACCAGAATTGGATTGGCCTTGTTGGTCATGCAAATCCCCTCATCATAGATTCGATGTGTGCTGGCATTCCCACAGTCTTGAACCATCTGGTGGCCTCATCGAGTTTTTCTGCCAAGAAGTATTGGCGATAAGCGATAGCAGAGCATGGTGATTTGTATTTGTCTGGCATACATTGAGCGAATGGAGTGCGATGTCCCGCTGGGATATGTTGCCAGATTCCATCCGAGCCATATCCGTTGCCAGACATAGCGTGATTGTCCATCCATGTCTCCAGAGATTGGATTGAGGAATGAACATGACCGAATCGTGCTTCAAACTCATGTCCCAAAGCCCTCGTGTATCGGATGAGCCAGAACATATTCCCAGCACATTCTCCAGCCCACTTGACAACGGGATGGTTGCGATGGGTTGGCTTGTATGGTGTGCCAGCCTTCGTCAATGGTCGTGTTGGCATTCCAACCTCCCAGACGGCTGTGGAGATGATTTGCACCGACTCCAGAATCATTTTGTTGACTCTCCTGTCATCCAGCATTGATGCCGCTGTATGTGGGTCTTGGTGGAATGCGAATATGTTCATAGACGCTCACCTTGCTCACTACAAAGAACTTCTTCGCCCTGTTCGTTTAGGAAAAAGAAAATGTTGATTGATGAATCGTAGTAAATGGGATTCCCATTATTGCTTGAGAACATCATTCAAACGCCTCCATTGATGCGACTGATTGACACACGAGTGTTCTCAGTTCGCTTGATGTTCTTGTTCACATATCGTGAGCATTCCTTGAGCGACTTGCTCTGGAATACAGGCTTGCCATTCAGTTTAACTGTCCATTTCATATTTTCATCTCCGTTGCTAATTTTTGTCTAAGGTTGACAAGTCGCTGTTCGTTGAGGTCTTTCTTTGCCTTCAACATATCCAGAATGTCGCCGTATGTATTTGCTTCAACATTCGTGTGTGTATTGAGAGTTCTGAATGTGTTCATCGCTCTTTCAACGGATTCAATTGCTGTGAGCAGTTCATCCTGTTCCATCAGATAAATGTGGATTGCACCAGCGGTTTGTCGTGCTTCATTTGACATTCAATATCCCTCCATGTATGTGGTGCGAACTTCATATTGTCCGTCGCCTTCTTTCACTTGAATCAATTGATGAGGACAACGACAAAGGAATGCGATAGCGTCGTCTTTGGAATTGAAGCGGTGTTGCCAATGTGCAAATCCTGTTGAACCAATCTGGTTGAATCGGTATTTTCCATTCCCAGATACAATGCAAACAAGACCGAACCATTCTTCATTGTTCCAATGGTTCAATGTTTGATAATACGGTTCACCATTTGCGGTGTATTCAATCTCGACATTCTTCATGTCAATCTGGCGGTGTGGGCTGATACCTCTGATGCTCATGTTGATACCCCAAGAAGTTCATCTATATCAATTGTTCTGTTCTCCACTTAGCACACCAAACCTTTCAGACTTGTTCACACCAGATGCCGTTTAAGCCACGCTGGTGGCGGTTTGATTCCATCTCTAAACCATGACGGCAGAAGGTGGCCGTTGAGCCGATAGTATCTGTCCCACGATTGGTCGAGGATGAACAAATGTCCAACATCGTCTGGAGTTCTGTTGATTCTGCCAGCCCCTTGAACCATCTTCAAAGTCGTCTGGAGATTGAACCAGCCTTGACATGGCTTATGGCATGAGAATGAACTACACAGGCCGTTGGAGTATTTGTTGGGAGGTTCATACGGACACGATGGAGAGCCTTCGTGTTCACGCCTCCACTCGTGTTCATCCTGTTCCATTCTGGTCTTGACCTGTGGGTCTTGAATGAATCCATAAGGCACTTTGCAGAGAACCAGCCACTCAGCCAATTTGCCCTTGAAGTCAAATCCTTCACCGACATAGGTTGAGATGAGAACCAAGTCATCTCGCTTGGATTCAAAGAATGTGTCGAGTGCCTTCTGACGAGCCAGACCGTTGGAGTCGTGGCTGATTATCCTGTCTCCAAACCCAGCCTCCGTGAGTCCCTCAACCAGAGCCTTGCGTATCGCATGAGTATGTGGCAGAATGACCCCTCTCTTGTCCTTGAAGCGACTCATTATCCCTGCGATGGCCTTGACCTGCTTGGGGATGGACTTCTCTCGTTTTGAGTATGCCATTGACCCGCATGGCGAATAATACACATTGAAGTTCTCCTTTGGGAATGGCGAGTTCACGATTCTGACATACAGAGTTTTCTGGTCGGACAGTCCAAGACCAGACAGGAATGTTTCGATGTCGAGAATTGTTGCGCTCAGAAAAATCCTCTGGCGAGATATTGAGTCCAATAAATCTGGTGCGAGGTGATTGACTCTGACGGGTTTTGCCAGAATGAATCTGCCCTGCCTGTCAGAATTGGATTCGATGACGAGGTTGTTTGAGTCCTCAAGCAGTTCCAAGAATGTCGCACACTTGCTGACTATGGCTCGCATTTTGTCAGACAGGTCTTTGTTCTCATCCTCTTCTGCGTGTGCCATCGTTTTCTTTGCCCCGTCATACAGACGCTGAATGTCTGGTTTCCAATCGGCTGGGTGATAGTGCATGGGGAATGCCGTCTTTGCCCCGAATACAGCGTTAAAATCGGCTTGATTGACTTTGACCTCAAGTAGCCCCATGAAGAATGATTCAAGGCCGTGAGCCTCGTCTATGATAGCAAAATCACGCTGACCAAATGAACCGTCTGGAGACTTCACGACTCTGAACAGATATGCTGGATTCGTCAGAGTGATTCTGGCATCCCTCGCTTGGAACTTCTGGTCATAGTATGGGCAAGGGTCAATCTCTTGGGTGTGAGGGCATCTGTTCTTGCCAACATAGCAAGGTGCTTTGTCAGCGGTCTTGGTTTCAACCCAGCATGGAAAGTTTGACCTGCCCTTGACTTCTTTCACGACATGCCCATAATCACGCCTGTATTGCTCTGTGAGGCCAAGCGTCGGACTCAGAAGGTATGCGGATTGGAATCTGTTCTGGACAGTCATAGCGATGGCGGATTTGCCTATTCCTGTCGGTGCTTCAACAACGATGTTGTCAAAGTTATCGTTTGCCAACGCCCAATAAATCACAGAGAGAGCATCGTCTTGATACTTGCGAGGTGATGGCATTGGAAAATCTGGGCGAATCTCATCCCACATGTCTGGGAGTTCGGCTCGTGAAGGAATGTCTATTCTCACGACTGACATACCCTCAGCAGACACTCCCACCTTAATGAATCAAACAAACCCCTATCTCCATACATACACACTTTGTTCAATGTATATGTGTCTTAACTCCCCCATTGGATTGGTTAATTGGAGTAGCCCCCTTTAGGGGGCTAATGATGGGAACTGATTCCAGACCCAGCATCAATACTTCTGGACTCTCAAATCAGAATCTCAATTCAAGCATACCATCCGTATGATTCCCAGAGCGCACGAACCTCATCTTTTTCATCATCAGAAAGGTCTGAATCAGCGAGGTTCTGTTCTGCTTGAGCGATGAATTGGTCAGTCTGTGGAACAAAGAAGTATGGGCGTTGCTTGTAGCCCTTCTCATCGCCTTGCATTGGGTGTTGGCATCCCATGACCGACCAATTCTTTGACTCTGCTTTAGCGGCATTTAGTTCAACGGTGCGGCACACGAATGTGGTTATGCCATCAATCTCACCGCCCCATGCCGTCGAGTGGTCTGGGAATGTGCTGAACCCACGATAGTGCATTATGCCACCTTCAATGGTGTGTGGGTATTCGGTCTCATAATCTGGCTGGTTGTTAATCATCTTGACGGTATAGGTCATGTGTCAAGCCAAAAGGTCGAACTATAAGAAAGTATCGGAATCTCAATGGTTTTGTTCCTAAGTCTCGCAGTATCGCTTGCATATTGAGTTCAATACAGATTTGTCTATTTTCAAGACAGCCCTGTCTGACTTGAAAATCACGCAAATCAAACAAAAAACGCTCTAAAGTCCATTAGGGAATCCAGCCACTCCCTGCCCCGATTCTTGTCCTGTGCCTAATTGCATCTGAACTCCACCAGCAGATGGATAATAGACATCAGAACCTCGTGTGTTGGTGCGATACCAAGACAGTTCGTTGGTGTGCCAGCGCAAGTCAAGTTCACTTGCATCGAATCCCCAGAATCGCTGATACCGAATCTGAGGACTGTGATGTGGGAAGTCCTCTTCACCAGCCATTGTCTGAGCAGAACCAACAGGAGTCCAAGACTGAGATGCCGTATCGAATCGAATAGATGGAACTGACAGCCAGCGGATATTCATCGAGCGAAGAACATGATTGTTTTCATCAAACTCAACGCTTGGAATCCAGATGTGCATGATGTGATTATGCTCTCTGCGGTTTGGATTGCTTGCTTTGTATGGAGGCATTGGTGGGACAACCTGTCCTGTCCAATTTGGTGATACCAATGGCTTGATGAATCCTCCAACATACTGTTCCTGTGGTGAAACATTTCTGCTTGGTGCTGGAGTCGCCGCCCATTGAAGTGGTGCGAGCGCAGATTGCCTCACCTGTGGTCTCGCCGCATCTCTGAATGTCTCCCCGAATCTGTCTGGGTTGTCTCCAATCATGCAGAATGTCATTATCAAATGAATCTCGCCTTTGCCGTTTGTTGTCAATGTCAAATCACGATAATTGTTGTCAACCTTAGCATCTCCAGCGGTTGTGTATTCCTTGCCCTGCCAGATGGTCAGATGAGTTCCCAGACCGTCTGTCGTGGTGTATTGTTGAGCGAATGTCTTGTTGGTGTCAAAGAAGGTCATCAGCGTCTGTCTGGGTGCGTGAGCATCAGAGTGGTCATAGTCATTCTTGGTTGACACGACATAAGCAATATCTCTCTCGTCAATGATAGCGTCATAGTATTGAACATTGAAGTCCTCGATTGGATTCTTGCTGTCTGGTCTGAGTCCAACAACATGACAAGGCGTGGTTGGGTCAAACACGAATGCACCAGATGGGTCATTGGCACTCGATGGCGATTTGCCGATGTTGCAGTATATTGCATCATGCACTCTGTCGGCTGTGGCGAATGATTGCAGAGGCTTGCCACGATAGAAAATCACAGGCACATTGTCTCCCCTCAGCACGACCTTTGGCTCTTGATTGAAGGTGGTGTAGTGGAATGATGAGGTCTCAGAATTGAGTGAGGTTTGGCTGGCATCCACGATGGCATTCTGAACCAATTGCCAACGCCTGTCCTCTGGCAATCCTTCTTGTCCTGTGTTGGTTGGCAAGAACTCTGGGAATGACGACTCACCAGCGAGTTTGCATGTGTATAGGATTCTGGTTCTTGGAACTGTCATGTCTTGGTTTATCTGGACACACGCCAGATGGATTCTGTCTGATGAATCACATGCGATTGATGGTTGTCTCAAGTCAAACATTGTCCCAGCCAGATGAGTTTCAACAGCAACATTCTGAATCAGAACAGGCGCATTGACAGTCCAATCCCAATCATACACAGGCTCTGGGTTGTATGTGATTGTCTTGCGCTCGCATCGGTGATAATACAGCCGATGTGCTTTATGTCCAGCAGAACTGCTGGCGTGAATCTCAACCACAGCATGAATTGTTCCATTTGAATCTGAACAGAAAGCCGCACCCATGACTTTGCCGAGAGATTCTGCTGTTCCATCTCCGTTTGCCCCTATCGAGTTCAATAAGGGTGCAATTTCATCATGACCTGCGTGAATTGCAGATGCTGGGTCTGGCTTCATCGCCTTGCTGTTCCAGAAAACATCTCCATAGAGTGGCTTCTTGTAGTGAGTCCATTGAGGCAGATTGTTTGAACCTGCTTGAGCAGACCGTCTGATGTGGAATTGATGCAGAGTTCCATCTGGAGTTCGCAGACTTCTCTGACCCATTCCCATGCTCATCTCCTGTGAGCCAAACGCATACTGAGAAGCGTTTGAGCCTCCATTGTTGATGTCCAATCCATTCATCATCGCTGATGTCTCAATCATGTGATTTGCTTTGTTCCCACGATAGCCTTCTCCCTGTGCTGATACAATCGCACCAGAGTCCCAATATGGCTTGGCTGTCTTGCTGACATGCACATCAACGGAGGATTCCAATTGCTCTCCAAGTGCCAGAACATCAAGGTCGTTGGTGTCGAGAGCCAACATCATCGGTGAATAATTCAGATGTTCAATCATCTCCAAATCATAATCTGAATTGGGCAGAATCGGCATCGCTGATGCGTGAAAGTGGTCGGTTGGATGGTCTGACCAGAATGCCTCCAGAGCCTGTGAGCCAGAGATTATGGGCCCGTGAACTCGTGAATTGAGTTCAGCCAGAGGTGCAACAAGAGGTGCGTGTGTTCCACCCTCGCCATACAGAGGCTTGTCCCACAGGTTGGTTCTGAGATAATACTGACCCATCACAGGTCTTGGCGCATTCGGTGGACTCTCGCCGCCCAGATTGAAACCTTCGTTGAAGTTCGTTGCCCCCATAAGGTGAATGTTGTCAGTCCTGTGGAACGGAGTTTCAAGTTCAAGTTCAATGGAGTTCGTCGCCCCTGCTCTGGCTCTGACATGCGCCTTTGGTGGTTTCAGAAGGTGCAGAGGCAAGTCATATCCGACTCCACCGTGAACCTGCTTCATCACTCTGTCCACACGATATGGATGCAGTTTGGTTGAGATTCCATAGTGCAACGCACCGTGATGAGACCAGCCGCCAACGCCGCCTCTCAACAATCGTGCGCCAGACGAACCGTTGCGCTTGAAATAATACTTGACCCCATCCAATTGAATGAACTCAAAGTTCATGATTCCAAACTGCTCATTCGGTGGCAGATTTGAAAGGTCGAATGTTCTTTCAATCCCTGTGTATAGCGTTGAAACTGAAAGAGGTGGGAGACCTGTGTTGACATACTCAGTATCAATTCCCACATAGCCACATAACGCTGGAGTTAGCATGACAGAAACAATCTCTGGGATTGAGCCGCAAGTCGTTGGAACAATCATTTTTTCTTGTGATGTTCCTGTTTTGTATATGAAAACTGACTCAAGAACAACAGGGAATGAGACCGCTGACAAGTCCAGAGAATATCCAAAGTCTGGACTGAGTGGATTGCTCGCCGCCGCCGCTGGGTCGTCATCGTCTGTTCCAGACTGACCCATGCCTCTGAATATCGCTTGTTCAGTCGGTGCGACGACTGTTCCAAATGGAACAAGGTCTGCTTCTGGAGAGTCTGAGAAGAATGATGTGTTGTCTCCATAGCCCATCGGGTCATACAGACCACGAGGGAATGACCAGCCAGACCAGCCATATTCTTGATGTGGATTTGCACCAGCACCAAAGTCAGCGAAGCCGATTGTTGTTGGAACAAAGCGTGTCAGTTTCAGATGTTTTTCACGCTGGAGAGTCCAAGTTCTTTCAGACTTGGCTTGACGATTGTTGTTTTCAAACACGGAAGGGAATGGTGCTTGCATATTGAGTGCGATAAATGCTGGTTGAAGCATTGGGAATCCAGAAGCGATTCTGGCTTTTGATGACAAATCCCCAGAGGAATCTGGAAACTCATTGACTAAAAACGGCAAAGAGCGAGGCAAGTTTGCATAGGACATTCGGCAATCTGGATATGAACCATAGGTGATTGGGATGGCTCTCTGACCAGATTCTTGATACCAATATGAGATGCGTGAGCCACTCCACCATGTATCTCCGTATCTCCAATTCTGAGTGGCGAGAGTCTGTGTCTCTCGTGTGCCTATGGCGACTCTATCCCACTCAATATCGAATAGTGCTTTTCCTCTCGCCGCAAGTCCTGTTGCGTCGTCAGACTTGACATCAGAGAACATCATAATCAACGAGCGAGCCTGTGTGTTCGCTTTCATCTTTGACCATGTTGGATGGAGTGAGAAGTTATCCTGTTTGTTTGGTGTTGAGCCACCTGTCCCATTGACGGGTGCTGGTTGCTCTTGATTGGTGGATGGAACATTGTCTCCAGATTGAGGGTCTGGTGTTGTGCCGCTGGGTGAATCTCCAGAGCCAACCAACGGTATGCACTTGCCGCCCGAATAGTAGTAGCCAGCGGGACACGATGCCACATCAAGGTCTGGATTGAGAGGATAACTAATTTCATTCGTTGGATAGTCTGCTTCTGTCTTGATGTAGTCAACATGAACAGCCGCCATCATGAATCGCCCGTCATCCATCGCTCTGAGCGAGGAACAATGCAGACTTGGATGATAAGTGTGAGAGCCAGATACTTCATAATGTTCAGCCTCTGTCTTTTCTTCTCTGCCCAGATAGCGCATCAGTTCGACCTGTGGCATAACCCAATCGTGGATTGCCCAAACTGCGCCCTCCAGATTGCCTGTTCTGGGCTTATGCCATGACGCTGGCTGTGGAGTGATGTTGTCCATCGCTGGCGTGTATGGGATGCCATGCTTGTTCGCACCATCTGTGAGGCTGTTCATAGCCATGTAGCCATCAGAAACAGATGGGTATAATGGGTCATCCTGTGGTGAATATCTCCAGACGAAAAGTTCCATTCCTGTTGGTCTCTTGGGCGCACCTGTGCCATCAGCCCAGATTTGTCCGTTGCCAAATATGCCGAATGTTGGCTGACCAAACTCGTTTGTTCCATTGGCCGCTGATGTCTGGAGTTCGTGTGGTTTGATACAGTCAGCACCGACGAATATCTCACCACCATATTCACACCCATCCCAGAGGTGAGAGATGCCTCCACGCTGATAAAATCCACCGCCCTCGATAGCACCGCCCAGACGAGGAACTTTGCCCAATTTGTCTGTCAGAGCAATAGGTCTGAATGGTGTTGCTTGATGCAATCCCCATCCCTGTTGCACAGTTCCAACCTTGCCATAGTCGTGGCGAGGAATCACAGATGATGGGCAGACCGCACCGCCGTCAGCATCCATGTTAAACACCATTCCAGACTGTTCATTCATGTCAATGAATATCTGTTCCAGAGTCTGTGGGTCAATTCTGAATATGCCATGATAGATGACACAGCCCTGCTTGGAATAGTCAGCATTCGCACTCAATCTCTGAGGGTCTGGCACATTCCTCTGGGTTGGGTCTCCATCAAACGGATTTGTTGGGTCTGTGTTTGCTCTGGTCTCTGGGCTGTCGGTTATTGAGACCAATATGTGATAATCCACCAGAGGCTTTCTGAACATCTGAATCTGTGCCGATGGGAACAAACCAAGTTTGGCCGCACCGACTGAAACAGGAATATCTTCATACCCTGTTATGACAGGTATAATTTGCACTTTTGTCGGCACTCCATTGGCAATCCATTTGCCTGTTGAATAGGAATTATGAATCTCGTTGCACATGCCGCTTGCTGGCATATTAGCCCCGATAATTTTTCTTCCATCAGTTCCACCGACATTTTCTGGAGTTTCGCCAATCATGAAATGTTGGAATACGGAATCTGGTGCTGGCTTGGGTTGCGGGTCTCCGATGGCTGGGATTCCATCTGGGTCTGATGATGGAACGGCTGAATTATTCACTCCGACTGTCCCTGTTCTGAACCAAGTCTGATTGCAGTTTGCATCAGCAGTTCCTTCTGTGCCATCGCCTCTCATAGCGTGTGTTTTCATGGCATCTGTCATCACTCTGACAGGCGTTCCATCAGAACCGTATCTGTATGGGTTGCCCAGACGACCCATGCCTCCTTTGTTCCTTCTGATGCCGAATCCAGAGTGAACTTGAACATTCAATCCAGCATATCCTTTGCCAGATGCGTGAGCGATTGCACCTTGAACTCCTGTTGGGTCTGTGTCCTTAGTGGGTGCATAGAAAGCAGATGCTGTGATTGTCCCTTCAAAGCCAATCAGACCAGCCGTGTCGTGGACAACACTTGCACCCAGAGTGATGTCTCCCAGCGTTGATGATGGGGTTGGGACTTGCCCAGAAGCACCGTCGCTGAATGTGTCGTTGAGAACTATCTGTTGAATGGTCTCAGTCTTGCTCGACAGTCCAGCCGCTGGGTTTGCTTGAGACATCTCAGCAGATGCTGAATTGGTGTCGTATGCGCCAACCCCAAACCCAGCAGGTGCAACCCAGCCGCTGGCTTTTGTCAAGCCGTCTGGAGATGACGCTTCAACGCCATCTCGCAACGCTGTCTGAGCAGTTCCCAGATTGATGCACCAATGAGTCTGACGAGTGTATTCATAGGATTGAACGGGGTGTATTCCTCCATTCGCCATCTCCACAGGATAACCCAAATCATTCGCCAGATTTGAGCAAATGAGGTTGGTGTAGTGAACTGAATTATGTGAGTCTCCATAGATACTGCCAAGTCCATTTGACGGTATCGCTGAGACCGATTTGACAACGGTTGATGTTATCGTCTGAAAGCCCACATATTGGGTGTCCAAACAATTGGGCTGACCATCTCCGACACCACCAATGGCGTGGTCGGTTTCGATGTTGTTGCCCTTGAGAACTGTTCCTGTTCCAAAGTCGAGCGATGACGCTGGCAGATGTGGTTGGAATCCTTCTTGCGCCTTGACCCACGAGTGGTTTGCTGGGCGAGCAGATGCGTAGTTCTCTTCTGGATGGTCAACAAATCTGCCGCAGTTTGAGAATGATAATCCTTGATATTGAGCAGAGCCTCTGACTTTTGCTGGGTCATATATTGACTTCGATACTCCGTTGATAGTGGAGGAAAATACCAGAGAACCTCTGCCGTGATTCAGAGATGGTGGAGATTGATTGATTCCAGCACCAGCGACTCTTGGTGGGAATGTTCTTGGGTTGACATTTGCCAATTGATTGATTGCATAAGTGCTTTCAATGTATGATGCGGTTGGTGCAATTGGCTCAAACTGAATTGATGTTCCACTCACGCCAATTGGATTCATCTGTTTTTCAGCCCAGATGGTTTCATCGAAGAGAGCCAATCTGTCTGTCGTTTTCTGAATGGGGATTTCATTCAAAGCGAATTGGAGAGCGACGGGTGCTGTGTCGCTCGGCCAATCTGCCAAAGCCCATGTGAACGGCAAACCACGAGAGCCAATTGGTGGAACTGCGTCAGCCGCTGACTTTGGCACACCCGTTGCTGGAGTGATAGCGGGTGCTGTCATACTGATGCGTTGCTCTGGGGGGTTTATGTGAGTGTTGATGTCTGAATTGAAGGATAGAAGCAGGTTGCGACACAACCCAGCACAGATATTATCTGAGTGGTTGCGCTTATACATGCGAGTCTATCAGAGGCATCCCTGCCTAAGACTCCGTTCCATTGGGGCTGTTCCCAGCCTCAACCATAGAACTCTCTCTAAAGTGGCCGATAGGACTTGGATTTGTCTTTCTCATTTTTAAGCCACCCACGAGCCGCCCCATGTTGGATGCGGGTTCTCTGCTTCGTGAATTGACCTCATCTGGAAAGTCGTGGGTATGCCACCCTTACCACGACCCCCTCTGAGGGCAGACACTCATCTGGGGCGAACAAATCCCAGAACTCAGTTTAACGCTTATTTCAGTCGCAACCCGTTTCTGGTTTTTCCAGAACCGTATCGGTGAGATTAGGAATCGTGAAGGAATCTAAGTTCCGACTTCACGCCCTTGACCTCTTAGGCAACGACCCTCTTCACGGCTTAGGGAGGGTTCGCCCCCCTCGTTGTCCCCCAGCAAAGGTTGTAGCAGACTTATCCCACGAGGGGTGCTGAATCGGGACTCGGAGTTTAGCCTCTGAGTGTCATCGGCCAGACCAAGCGGATAAGAGAGTATGATGGAGGGACTGTATCTGGAGGGAGTGCATGATGAGAACTTTCGCATTAG